GCAAATGCAGAAGAATACTTTTGGAACAATCAAGTAAAAGAAATAATTAAAACTAAATTAAATTAAGATGAGCAAAGTAAAAGAAAAATTTATAGAGATAAGAGAACAAGAAACAAATGAGGGCAAGTATGATGAGGAGATAAAGAATGAACAACTAAAAATTAAATCAAATGAAAAAGAAAATATTCAATAAGTATGTGAAGAGTGTATGCAAGGCATACGAAATAGACACCGACTTACTATTCACTAAGGACAAAAGATCAGAGTGTGCAGATGCTAGGCATTTATTGTATTGGCTATGTGCAAATAGAGAAAGCCCAATTAAAATTACATACATACAAAAGTTTATGGATGACAATGGGTATAAGATAGACCATTCAAATGTAATCTATGGTGTTAAAAAGATCAACAGACACCTAGAGAATGACTTAGATATGAAAGACTTGGTTGAAGATATAAGGAAATGTACAAACTAACTGACATATTTAATCAAGCAAACACAGATGAAGTCAGTATAAATATTGATGGTGTAGGATATGAAGCAAGGTTAAGACAAGGAATAAAAATAACTAAAGAAGATAATACATTTCACATATTCAATACCACGATAGGTGTTTTCTATCAAGAGATAAGTGAAGAACAATACCAAACCTTTTATGAGTACGGATGGGTAATAGGTGTACATAAGTTAGCATTGATTAACTACAAAAGAAAACTTAGAGTAGTAGAAAATAAAATGCGTAACGAAGTAAACACAAGAAAGAATGATAAGCATATCAAGACACTCAAAAAAGCAAGGTTAAGTCTAATTGAATCTTACAGAAGAGCATCAAATAAATTAAATAAATTATTAATAAATTAAATCAAATCAAATGGCAACAACAAAATCAGTATTCGCAACGCTAAGTAGTATTGCAGTAAGAGATAAGATAGAACGTAAGGGGCAACTTGACTACTTATCATGGGCTAATGCATGGGCTATGCTCAAAACAAAATATCCTAAAGCACAAAGGAAAGTATATGAACACGATCACACAGGCTTAAATTATTTTACGGATGGCAACTATGCCTATGTAAAAGTAGGAATAGTAGTAGATGACATTGAGCATATAGACTACCTACCTGTAATGGACTACAGAAATAAATCAATCCAAGTCGATAACATTACATCAATGGATGTAAACAAAACAATACAAAGGTCAACTGCAAAAGCAATAGCTATGCATGGTCTTGGGTTGAGCTTATGGACAGGAGAAGATCTGCCCGAAGTAACACCTTTACCTACACAAAAGAAAACCATTGAACTAAATATCAATGATGATAATTGGGAGAAGGTATTGAAATATGTAGGAGCAAATAAAGAAATGGGATTGACAAAAATTGTGGATCAGTTACAAAGAAAATATAATGTAACACCTAAAGTAAAAACTGAAATTAAAAAACTAATCAAATGAAAAATCTAATTTTAATTATAACATTCTCAGTGTCATCAATGATGTATGCACAGGAATATGAAAAACCAAAAGGGTATATTAATGATGAACAAAATATTATATTTTACTCTGATAACGGAGAAGATATAAATGTTGAGATGGGAGATACATTAAGTGTGAATGATACAACTTACTTTGATAATGGAAGTATAGAATATTTTATAGAGTTAAAATTAATAGTAGATACTCTTCAATCAATAACAGGAGATGTGTATTATTACAATCTTAGAAATCAATTAGAGTACATTGATCATTTTAACAAAGGAGAATTACTCGGTCAAACTATTTACGAACCATTAAAACCTGAAGAGAATGAGTGAGATAGCAACAAAGGACATCATTGAAATACTAAAGGATGATGCTAACTATTATGGAGATATAGGTAGGCAATACCTTAGCAACTCAGACATAGGAACACTACTAAAAAATCCTAAAATGTTTAGAGTGCCTCAAGAGGATAACAAAAACTTTGCTGAGGGTAGATACTTTCATCAGTTATTACTTGAGCCCGACAAAGCAATGCAAACTTTATGTGCTGACGTATCATCACGTAACTCAAAAGCATACAAAGAATTTATTGCAGACAATAATGTACAAGTGGCTTTACTATCTAAGGAGTGTGAAAACATATTACAAATTGTGAAAACAATCAGAGGTAACATTGACTTCTTTGATATGATAACACAAGAGGGTAGTAGTTATGAACAGCCTGCTGTTGATAACATCAAAGGTATGTTATGGAAAGGTAAGGCAGACATCATCACGCCAACTAATGTGATTGATCTAAAGACTACCTCAAACATACAAGACTTTAGATGGTCGGCACGTAAGTACAACTATGATAGTCAGTGTTATATATACCAACAACTATTTGGTAAGCCACTAATATTTTTAGTGGTGGATAAGATAACACATCAACTTGGAATGTATAAACCATCAGAAGATTTTGTAATGGGTGGTGAGGAGAAAGTTGAAAGGGCTATTGAGGTTTACAATAAGTTCTTTGGAGACAATCCAACAGATGACCTAGACAATTACTATATCAATCAAACACTTTAAAATATACAGGAGTATTAGGTGGATGTCTCAACCATCCTGATGCCTTGTGAACTAAATAATCTTGGGACAAATTAAATTTATATTATGGCAGAAGATAAAATTTTTGCAGATGGATTCTCATTTAAGAGAAGAGAAAACGCACCTGACTTTGTAGTAGGTCAGGTTAGTATTAAGGTTGAAGATGCAGGACCATTCATTAAAAAGAACATGAAGAATGGTTGGATCAACCTCAACATTAATAAAGCACGTAGTGGTAATTACTACGTAGAACTAGACACTTGGGAGCCAAGTGAAAAGAAAGAGAAGGCAGTAAAGAAAACAGATGATCTGCCCTTCTAATAATTATCCTTGCATGGCTATAAGGGAGGGTGGTTCCTCCCTTTTTTACCGATGTTGAGGTGTTGATTTTTTCTTTACACTACTCTCTATAGTGTTCTTATTTTTTTTATTTTTAATCCCCTTATATGAGAAAGAAAAATTAACATTATCAACACCCCCTCTGATTATCAATGAGTTACATATATAAAATCAACATAAAAACGACATCAACATGACACACTTAATAACAATATTCAAGTCCATAAAGGACACGAGCACCCCATTTTACAGGGATGCAGCAGATATATTGGATAGAATAAAAAACGGCACTAGCAAAGAATTAGTGAAGAACATACGTAATGAGAATAATAAATCTGAACGTCAAGAATTAAAGAAGAAGTTACCTGCGATATGTTTCTCAGGTAAGTTCACTAAAAGAAATGATGCTTCACTACTTCAGCACAGTGGTTTGATATGCCTAGACTTTGATGGCTTTGAGAAGAAGAAAGATTTACTTGAGGCAAAACAAAAGTATAGTGAGAATACATTTGTCTACTCAGTATTCTTATCACCATCGGGTAATGGACTAAAGGTCCTAGTAAAAATACCCATAGATGAAACCAATCACACTAACTATTTTAATTCACTTAAAACATATTTCAATTCAGAATACTTTGATGATACCTGTAAGAATGTATCAAGGGTATGCTATGAGAGTTATGACCCATTGATACACATCAATGACAACTCAAGTGTATGGGATAAGATCGAGGAGCCTGAGTACAAGGAAGTAAATAAACACAGAGATGTAGCTACCATACCTATAACAGATGAGAATAAGATTGTAGATATACTTGTTAAGTGGTGGGTAAAGAAGTTCCCAATGGAAGAGGGGCAACGTAATCAAAATTGTTTTGTACTAGCTTCAGCGTTCAATGACTTTGGAATCAACAGAGAGTTAGCTAAGTATGTACTTAATCAGTATGCAACTAAAGACTTTAATCAACGTGAGATAATCAGAACGATTGACTCAGCATACTCAAACACTCAGAACTTTGGCACAAAGTATTATGAGGATGAGGAGAGAGTGAACACGATCAAGGTAAAGCTCAAGCGTGGTATGTCAAAGAAAGAAGTAAGGGATGAGTTGAAGGACAAGGATATAGAGGATAATGTTATTGAGGCAGTATTGAACAGGGCTGAGGAGGATAATGATAAGATGACCTTTTGGACGAAGAATGACAAGGGCACAATCAAGATAGTCCACATACTATTCAAACTTTTCTTGGAGGACAATGGCTTTTATAAGTATTGCCCCGAGGGTAGCAAGAACTATGTATTTGTTAGAGTGGTTAACAATCTAATAGACCACACCTCAGAGAAGGAGATAAAAGATTTTATACTTGAACACCTTATTGAGCTAGATGATATAAGTATATACAATTACTTTGCTGACAACACTCGGTTCTTCAAGGATGAGTTCTTAACATTGCTCTCATCTATTGATGTGTATTTTATTGAGGACACCAAGCACACCTCGTATTTGTACTACAGAAATTGTGCAGTAAAAATAACTAAGGACAAGGTAATACCATTAGACTATTTAGACTTGGGTGGGTACGTATGGAAAGATCATATCATTGATAGGAACTTTAGCATATGTAAATCAAATGACTGTGATTACAAAACATTTATCGGTAACATATGCAACAAAGATGAGAAGCGTATTTTGTCTATGGAATCAACGATAGGATATATGATGCATGGGTATAAGAACCTCAGCTATTGTCCTGCAGTAATACTTAATGATGAAGCTATCTCTGATAACCCTGAGGGTGGTACAGGTAAGGGGTTGTTTATGAATGCATTACAGAAGATGAAGAAGGTGGTGGTGATTGATGGCAAGTCATTTGCTTTTGAAAAGAGTTTCGCATACCAACTTGTATCAGCAGACACGCAGATACTTTGCTTTGATGATGTGAAGAAACACTTTGACTTTGAGAGATTGTTCTCGGTAGTAACTGAGGGGTTGACACTTGAGAAGAAAAACAAGGATGCTATTAAGATACCATTTGCTAAGTCTCCTAAGATTGCTATCACCACAAACTATACCATCAAGGGATCAGGCAATTCATTTGCAAGACGTAAGTGGGAGCTTGAGCTACATCAGTATTACTCAAAACACTTCACTCCTCTTGATGAGTTTAAGAAGTTAATGTTTGGAGATTGGGATGATGATGAGTGGTGTATCTTTGACAACTATATGATAAGTTGTTTACAGTTTTACTTAGAGAAAGGATTTGTCAAGAGTGATCTTGTTAATGCTAACTTAAAAAATCTAATCAGAGACACAAGCAAAGACTTCTTAGAGTGGTGTGGTTTACTTGAGGGCTATCCTTTCAATACTTTACTTACACCCAACACAAAAACATACAAGCAGGATCTGTACTTGGAGTTCATTGAGGACTACCCTGACTATTCATCAAGAGGTAATATGAAGATCTCACGTACTGAATTTTATAGATGGTTAAATGACTATGGAAAGTACCACCATGGCGTTGAACCAAAGGACGGTAGAGACAAGCATGGTAAGTGGATAATATTTTTACGCATTCAAGACGTAGAAGAAACAGGAACACTAAAGCTATGATAGAATACAGAGATTATCAATTAGATATTATACAGAGAGGAACATCTATAATAGAAGCACACAACTTCTTGTACCTTGCTATGGAAGTCAGGACAGGTAAGACACTAACAAGCCTAGGGATTTGTGAACAACTTAATGTTGATAACGTATTGTTCTTAACCAAGAAGAAGGCGATCAGCTCAATCACATCTGACTTTGATATGTTATGCCCCACAAACTTTGCATTGTTTACTATTAACTATGAGAGTATGCACAAGCTACCACCTATCAAGTGGGATGTAATCATATGTGATGAGTCACATAGTCTTGGTGCGTTTGCCAAGCCAAACAAAAGAGCTAAGGCAGTAAAGGAGATGATACAAAAATGCAATAGCAAAGTTATATTGATGTCGGGAACACCTACACCTGAGTCTTACTCACAGATGTACCATCAGGTGTATGGTATTCCTAACAATCCTTTCAAGCATTGCAAAAACTTTTACAAGTTTGCTCATGAGTATGTAAATGTAACACAGAAAAAAATAAACGGAATGTTCATTAACGACTATTCTAAGGGGCTTAAAACAATTATAGATAGTATGACACCATACACTATCCGTTTCACGCAGGAGAACGCAGGATTTAAGGTCAAGACTACAGAGAAAGTATTGGAGGTAGAGATGAAACCATATACTTATGACATGACTAAGAGATTGCAAAAGGACTTGGTGATCGAGGGAAAGAAGGAAATCATTCTTGCTGACACTCCTGTAAAGCTAATGATGAAGTTACATCAGATGTTCTCAGGCACAGTGAAGTTTGAGTCAGGTAGCTCTATGGTGATGGACTATAGTAAGGCTGAGTTTATTAAGAAACATTTCAAGGGCAAGAAGATTGGAATCTTCTACAAGTTTACAGCAGAACTCAAGGCAATGAAGGATGTGTTTGGTGATGAGCTTACCACTGAGCTTAGTGAGTTTGAATCTACTGACAAGTCAATAGCCCTGCAGATTGTTAGTGGTAGGGAGGGGCTGTCATTGAGACAGGCATCAGCACTTGTGTATTACAACATTGACTTTAGTGCTACGTCTTATTGGCAGAGCAGAGATAGAATGACCACCAAAGATAGGCTAGTTAACGATGTGTATTGGGTCTTTGCTAAGGGTGGTATTGAGAGTCAGATATATAAAGCTGTAACTAAGAAGAAAGATTACACACTTAACCATTTTAAAAAACAATTTATATGACACAAGAAGAAAGAATAAAGTATATGCAAGAGGCAATAGATCATAAAGAAAACGTAATAACAAACCTATTACAAATAAAAAATGAATTACTTGAATCTTTAAATCACGCATGCTCTAAGGTGAAGCAATTAGAAATAACAATAAAAGAACTTGAAAGGAAAATTTATGTAGGCACACCACCTGATTAATTTTTTCAAAAAGGATTTTGTATCTTTATAATAAATTAAATAAAATGATTAAAGAAAACTTCACAAGTGTTAAGGAGCTGAGTAAAACTATAGGAACTCACAGCTATAAAGAAATAATTAAGACAGCTAGACGTATGGATGATGTGTATGCTCATCCCACACACAGAAGAGAGCTAGGCATATCTAAAGGAATACATTTAGTTTATGATGAAAAACATAGGCACGTAGACACAGCTTATCATAATAACTTTATTATTAATATATTAAAATATTTAAATGGCATAGAGCTAGACATTACAGATGTAGGAGATACTATAAGATGACTGAGCAACAAATCCAATCTAAACGAATCAAACAACTTGAAGCTGAAGGATACTACGTTATTAAGTTAGTAAAGACTAACAAGAATGGAATCCCTGACATCATAGCCATACCAAAAGATAGTGATGTTTTATTCAGCGAAGTGAAGACACCTAAAGGTAGGGTGTCAAAGCTACAGGAGTATAGACTAAAAGAACTAAAAGAACATGGATGCAGAACAGAAATATATAGAGGAGCAAAAGAATAACTTTGAGGTTGATATGCAATTCATTGATCAACTAAAAGATTATGAGCTTCACTATTCATTGAACATAGCCAATCAGGTTGATGTCAATGCACCTCTGTTACCTGAGAAAGATGGATGGGCACAGAAGGTAGGTGGCGTAGTAAAACTTGAGGAGCCCTTATACTTTGAGATCGAATACTTAAAACAACAGGGAGATGTCCCAATATACATAAGCATAGAGGAGATAGATGTGGATGACTATCTCGATTACATTAACTTAAATCAAATTTTATCAGATGAACGTATTTAAAATCACACACAGCCAACAACAACCAACAGGGTATGTAACCCATTACACTTTGATCCCTGCCGATAGCAAATCAGATGCTATCAGAAAAGTAAAACCTGAGATTATTATTTCAGTTGAAGATCTTGGTGAGCAACAAGAGGACAAGTTTAAAGATTGGTGGGACATATGGAACAGCAAAGCAAAGAACAGTAAGAAAGCTATTCAAGATGAGATTAGAAAAATAAAGTCACCCTCTAAAACTATTAAAAAATAATGGCATATATTGAACATAATTTTTTTCCAATGAAAGTGTTCGTAAGAAACGAATACTTATATCAAAATAAAAAAGGTCATGGAGAATTTAGCGAGGGTGTCATCATCTCTGTTAGGTGTATGCCGGGACAGGTGGCATTGTTTCAAGTGTTGCTTGACAATGGAGTGTTGAGAGACAAGCTACCATCACACGCTTTACTTGCTGAGCCAAGCACCCCCACACCTGATTTAGCTTTTGATTACTTGCAAATATGGAATTGTTTTTCATACAACTTTACTGTAGTTCAGTTGTCCTATTTATATGACACGCCCGTATCCGTATATATGAAAGATAAGAAGTGGTATGATGGTGTTTACTTTGCCACAATTAATTGGGGCAGTAACGATCTTAATTGTGACATGACATTATCTGAAGATCCGATGGAGCACAAGAGCCATCACATCATACTACTTGACAACGGGCAAATTGCTTTACAACCTAACAACAGAATCAGGTGGACCGAGCCTAGCTTTGTTACAAAACCTTTTCCTTCAAAGCCTGACTACTTAGTATGTAAAGACTATTACAATGCTGAGGGTTATGAGAAGTGGCACACTGAGGATTCAGAAAGAATGTTTTATGATAACACAGATATAAAATGAGACAGGCTTTTAATTTTAAATTATTTGAATCGTTGTGTAAAAAACACAAAAACAACCTGAAGGCTAGAATAGCTTACGATAAGATTAAAAAAATCAAATCGACTTCTAAAAAGACACAGCAATAATGACACGCACTAAATTTAATTTCATAAATAGAAATATAAAGCTAAAGTATTTAGTACTATGCGTATTGTTTTCTATTGGAATTACTTTTATGCTAACACCTAAATGCAAATACGTTAAGGTAGAAGATAATAAAATATCTATAAAAGAATATGAACTCTTAGAGGAAGAGGTTGAGATAATCAGAAGGGATGCCGGAGAGATACAGTATAAATTGTATTTAACTGACAAAGAAAACCGAAGGATTAATAGAGAAAATAAAATCTTTAATTCTATTTTAGCGGAGATAGAAAACACTGAGTGCGGATCCAAGCTGTTAAAAAAATCTTGGAGATATAGAAAATAATTATTAAATTTATATGCTCATATATTTTTCTATTTATTTTAGCAAATAAAAGAGAGGGGGACATACGCCAATGCCCCCTTTTTTTTGTGTTATTTTTTTATTATATTTGTTTAGATGACTTATAAGTTTGAAGACATAGATAAGATTGTAGAGTTTTCTTCTTGGACAGACAAGCAAAAACTTGATGAGCTACTACGAATAGACTGTGCGTTATATGCACATCTTGGCAGCGACTCCACTAAGGCAGAGAAGGATGCAGTTAAGAGAATGTCTAAATCAATTTATAAAAGAATAAGAAAAGTAAATGAAACTCAAGGTCGCTTTTATATGGAGACCATGGATACAATTCAATGAGCATATCTGCAGTAGAGCGAGAAAGATTACGTCATATAAATATGATGATGAAGGAGCTGCACGAAACAAATAATCAAATCTACGAACACTTAATCGACAGAGAGTATGAGGACTTAAAGTCTGTGGTAAAAGAACAGATTAAAAGCCTCCAAGTTTTATTAGATTCGTTACAAGATGACATCAATTAGACCAAGGTTGCAAGGCAAAAGACTAGAAGCCTTTGAGAACTTAAATAAAAAAGAAAGAAGAGTCTTAGTGATAGGGGACTTACACGCACCCTTTATTCAGAAAGGTTACTTCGAGTTCTGTAGACACATATATAATATATACAACTGCAACCATACTATATTTATAGGAGATATTATTGACAACCACTACTCAAGCTATCATGAGACTGACCCTAATGCTATGGGTGGAGGAGATGAGTTGAGTTCAGCCATCAGGAAGCTAAAGCCATGGAAAGAATCATTTAAGAAAGCAGACGTAATCATAGGCAACCATGATCGCATGATAATGAGAAGAGCTTTCTCTTCATCCATACCTAAGCAATGGATCAAGTCATACAATGATGTGCTTGGTACTAAGTGGAATTGGCAGGACAGGGTGGTGTATGATGATGTGCAGTACGTACATGGTGAGGGTGGCACAGCAAGGACTCGTGCAAAGAACGATATGATGTCAACAGTTCAAGGTCATATACATACACAGGCATATACAGAGTGGTCTGTAGGCACACATAAAAAGATATTTGGAATGCAAGTGGGGTGTGGTTTGGATAGAGAATCATATGCTGCTGCTTACGCAAAGAACTTTAAGAAGCAGGCGATAGGGGTTGGAGTAGTAATAGGTGGGCACACTGCCTTTAATTGCATGATGAACCTATGAGATTTGAAACCACTGCAGATATTGAGAGGGAGCGTAAAGCTGTCAAGGCTTTTGTTCGTATCTTCAAAGGATCATTTGAAAAGCTAGGCGACAATGACATTGACTATAAGATCTTCAATGAAGAGGGTGAGCTGATAGCCTATGCTGAGATCAAGGGTAGGCATTGCAATATGAACAAAGCGTTCCCATTACCTGTAGCCTTACGTAAGTTGGTTAAGCTATCAGACAAGAGGCTGAACCCTATAATGATATGGGCGTGTGATAATGGTCTCATCTACTCACCTGTTAGAATATTAAAGGGAGAGGTAATGTGGGGAGGCAGACCACCACGTGAAGGAGCGGTCAACGATCAGGAGCTAATGGCTTACTTTAAATTCAACAAGTCATTTAAATACGTAAAGTATTATTAAAACAAACTGCTTTTCTTTTTTCTTTTAAACAAACTGCTTTTCTTTCTCTTACTCTTCTTTTTTCTTTTAGACTCTAGATATTCTTGAAACATTTCTTGGTCACTCATCTGCTTCTCTGCCTTTCTAAAGTCTTTATACACTTCTCTTGTGTATGCCTTGTTGACATCTTTAAAGAAAGGCATTAAGTTAAAATGACCTAAGCCTTGCATTATTAGAAGTATTTTTTCTTGAGATCTTCTTGCTTTTGTTTCTTCTTCTTTAGCCTCCTCTTCTCTTGTTAGCATGGTGTATCCTTTAGCTGCTGTTTTTGCTAGAGGAGAGTAAGGACCTAAAAAGTTTACAAAAAATTTGAAAGGATCTTTTCCTTTATATTTTTCCTGTCCTGTAGGTTTAGTGAATGCAGAGAACCCTATAGCATCTTTGTATGGATCGTACTCTCCTTCTTGTAGAGCAGTAAGATATTTTTCATTAAAGTATTCAGTTCCAAAGTAAGGGTTATTAATTATACTTCTCATAAACTGTCCGTAAGATGCTCCAAAAGCTAAGGTATTAAAAGTAGAAACCAATCCTTGACCTATTGACAGGGTTAAGTCTTTTTCTTCTTCTTCGTCTTCCATGTCAACTCCGAACATACTTCTTATAAAGTCTGCAAAGACGTTGCCTACTAATCCAATCAAAGAAGTATATAAAACCATACGTGAGGTAGTAGCGGCTAATAGTTGCCCTGCTTTTATTCTTGATATTTCTCCTCCTTCATACAGAACATTAATAGAATATCTTGTCGTTTCATATTCGTTCAATAAAAAACTTAACATAAACCTGTTGTAGTCTTTATACATTTTTTTTATTGCTCCATCATCTGCTCTTTTTGTTCCACTAATAACTTTCATAAAAGGATTGTCAGTGTATCCTGAAAATACACTATCTCTATCAGCTACTTCAGTTGCCTTATCGAGTGCCTCTTGGTTTTTATTTAAGTATGACTCATCCTTTGCAAGGACTTTATCCATGTCTACTTCCTTGCCTGTTATTTTTTTAAACTCTCTACTAAAAGTTCCCAACCACAAAGGTCGCATTACCGCTTTATCCGGAGTGGTAATCATGGTGTCAGCTATGAACTCTATACCCGAAGGATATTTTCTAAGATGAGATCCAATTTGAGATGCTCTATTAATTACCTCTCCTTTCAGTTTTGTGTTTTTGATTCCTGTTTTTGATTCAATAATACTTGTATCTACCATTCTTCCTTTTAAAGCATCCGAATATAATCTTGTTTGTTGTTTTGATTCTAAAATTCTAAGAAGCTCCGCCTGCTCTTGTCCGCTTAATTTACTCATCACACTAAACCCTTTAGCAAACCCTAATGGATTTATAACGCCTGCATTAAGAAGGTTGGTGATAAATTCTAATGTCATTCTTGCAGGACTCGAAAGCATTGTTCGATAACCTGTCTTCGCTATATACTTAATAACATTATCTCCTACTGAGCTACTATTAAATCCTCTTCCTATTACATCCTCTACTACTTGATCGTATGCTGCCTTAACCCCTCTAAACATCTCCCTTGTTTGTTTGTTATCCTCTTCTAAAATATCTTCTGTCTTTCTAAGAGTTCTGTTTGTTTCTCTCACTACAGGTGTCATGTGGTAATCAAGCAAGGTCATTCTTGCTCCTCTTCTTGTTGCTCCAAAGGGATCAAAATTTATAGCCTTAGAACCTTTTGTTCTTTCCTCTAAGTTTTTAGCTTTTGTAGATGGCTTAGTACCCTTCATGTAAGAATTAAAGTCAGAGTTTTTATCTTCAAATTGTTGCTTTGTATTGTCTTGTTTAACCCACATATGAATGTAGTCTACAATAGGACTTATTATCTTTCCTCTTACTACACCTGCAGTAAACTCTGCTATATCAGTTAGCTCTTTATTTACTTCATCAATAACTTTAATGCCGTTTAGTTCTGCCTTGTTAAAAGATTTATATATCTTATCAAGAGATATTTCTCCCTCTATAGAATATTTATCTATTATGTTTTGAAGCATATCAGCCTCACCATCATTACCTTGTTTCCTTTCATGTTTAATAGTATCGTTTAAATAATCTATTGCAGGGTTAACCTCTCCCACTCGCTCAGGATTAGATTCAAACTCTCTTTGAATTAAGTATGTCATCATACGTGCCTTTGCCTCATGTATTTTATTGTTGTTATTTTTGTATGATTTTGATATTTTATTTAATGCTTCATCTATACGCTTGTTTACTTTGTTGTTGTCTGAATCAAAATTTGTAAACGCTTTAGCTGTTGAGTCGAATATATTTTTAAATATCTCTCTTCCCTTTAGCCCTATCACTGAGTCTATGTAACTAAGTGAACGCACTGACACTGCTTGATATATTTTATTCTTTCTTCTTCCTTCAGGACTTAGCTGAGAATTAAGTAAGGCTCTTAATTTTTTAGCTTGTTGAAGAGGACTAAATACTTTAGCTGCTCGGAGAGCTGATGAAACTATTTTAGATCTATTATTACTATTGATCTTCTCTACCATTATTTGTGATAGGTGAGGAAGCCATCCGTTATTTATATTGTCAATGATCTTTATTAATTTTTTTAAATCATTGTTGCTAAGGTCTTTTACTCCGTCTGTTTTTATAAGTTTATTTAATTTATTAGCAACCTTTCTCTCATCCCTAGTTGTTAGCTTGTCTGATTTTATACTCAACTCTCCAATCTCTTCAAGAAACAACTCTTTTTCTATTGCTGCCTCTTCTTCTTCTTTTTGTTTTTCTTCTTTAGTTTTTGGTTCAGGCGGAGGAAGTATTTCTTTTTTAAACTTCTTCATTAGTGCAGCATCTTCGGTAGATAAATTAAGTTCAGCATCATCCACCATCTTATCTATGGTTTTAGAATAGCTAATATTTCCATCAGCATTCTTTACTTTTTTATCATAGTCTTTATACATCTCAGCATATATATCTATTTGAGATGTTCTGAAGTCAAGATCTTTTAATATAGAATCAACTTGTCTTTCTACTTGTGATACTTCATCCACTGTTAAAACGCTAGTTCTTTCTCCTATGGATTCGACTAGAGCTTTATATTTATTTAAAGATGAGTTAGGAATAAGAATGGAATCTGCCGCAAACAATCTTTGCATTTGTCTCGTTATTACTTTTGGCACTCCCAACTTGCCGGACATAATATTTTTTAATGCTGTCTTTCTCTTTTTGTTAAGAGCTACATTTTCTTTTTTCCTCTCAAGGGTAGTGTATTGCTCATCAATGTACTGAACGATATCATCAACCATCTCATTGTTAAGCGTTCCTTCTTTAGTAAATAACTTTGCTTTATTAATACGTGAGGTTATCTTAGTTACTATCGCAGGTGAAAGCTCTACCTTTCTTCCCTTACCTATTTGTGCTATCTCACGCTGTAACTCTTTACGTATTTTATTTACTGCTGCCCCTACACTTCTTGTTTCTTTTGCAATGGCTCTCAGCTTTTCTTTGAGCAATGTTATTTCATTTGCCGTTACCTTTTTAGGTTTTGGCTTACCTAATATTTTAGCTACTGAAGGTGGTTTTTTTACAGTTGCTTTCTTTTCTTTCTTTACACCTAACAGGCTGTCAATATCTTTTTGTTCTAATCCAAACGTCTTTAACACTTGAGCAATTTGTGCATCTTTTTTTCCTAATGCTCTTGCCTCCTTTACAAATTTTTCCCCGTTTTTTATAGCTCTTGCTCTTGCCTCCTTTTTATTTATAGTAGGATTAAACTTTATACTTACCTCCTTACCTGAAAATAAATCAGCTATACCTACATCAATAAACTCATCTAAGCTCAGGTCTTTTATTTTGTTTACATCAAGATCTTTTGATCGTGTTAGCTTTGCTTTAACAAACTTAAACAATGACTTTAACCATGACATGAATTTTGATTTCTTAGCTGCCTTTACATATGACTCTCCTTTGTTTGCCATTGCTTCAACCAAAGCCTCCTCTAACACCAAGTCCTTATTGGTTAGGTTGCCATCACTATCATACTCACCATATTCTTTTAACGCTTGCTTGTAGTAAGGGTTGGTAGGATCATCCATTAGCTTCATCCCTCTGTTAAGAAGCACCGTTCCTTTTGTGCCTGACTCTTCAGCTCTAAGGTAGTCCATCCATACGTGACCAAACTCATGTATGGCAGTAGCCATTGACTGATTGTTTGGATTAAGTATTATCTTACCATCTTTAGTTATACCAAGTATAGTAGTGCCTCCTGACTGATGTCTTCTTACACCTTCCTCTTTTAATGCTTCGTTAAACGCTTCTTGCGTTTGAGATACAGTAACTGATGGAAATGATTTTTGTAATATTTTAATCACATTATCTATTTCTTCTTGTACTCCTGCCTCGACAGCCTGTCCCTTTCTTTTCTTTCTTAGCTTAGTTCCTTTCTTAGTAGCAGTTATCTCTTGCTTTGTATCTCTTATGCTCTCATTAACATTACCTAATATCTCTTGTTGATATTTTTTCTTACCCTTATCTAAAACATCAATAATAACATTTCTAATGGTTTTTTCATCTAAATTGTAGCCTATAACATCTCTCAAGCCCGGAACAAGGTCCTTTGCAGCATCCTCTACAATCACCCCTTTTTTACTTGTAAGACCTATAGACACATCTTGCTTTGTTCCTACTTTGCCTCCTGTCTCTGTACGTGCCGACTCAGGTAAAATCTTTGGCATTAACTCAGCTATCTGATACTCAGGGCTTTGCTCAAGAATCTCTTTTTGTTCTATTAAATTTTCTAGCTCTTGTTGTAGTATTGCAATCTTTTGTTTCTTAGGGATCTCAATTTCTAAGGTGTTTTCAGCAAGCTCCATTAACTCTTGTAGGTCCATCTGCTCTTCAATAGCAGCTTGCTCAACTGCCGCTTGTCCCTCTACATCTTCTACTGCTATCTCATCTGCTTTCTGTGTAGTAGGGGTTTCTTCAGTTACTACTTCTTCAGTAACAGGAGCTTCCTCTACTACCTCTTCAGTAACAGGAGCTTCCTCTACTACCTCTTCAAAAGTCTCGCCTGAAGAAACCTCATCATTTATTATCTCATCTACAGTTTGTATTTCATTTTGCAGGTCTGATATTATTTCTTTTGCCTCGGCAATATCTTCTGTTCTTGTGTCAGCACCTTGTCTAAGTATTGGGTTTATAACACCTCGGATTACTACGTCTTCAAACCTCGCTCCAAGCTTGTCAAGATTTTTTAGTTTATCCTCCCTTAACTTTAATTGAGCTTTATACAGCTTTTTAAATGCACGCAAAAACTTTACATAATCTTTATTATCTAATTTGTTATCAACAAACCACTCTTTTAATTCATCATAAGTATCTAATCGAAGTTCTGATAATCCTCCTACATACTGCAGCTTATTGATTTGCTTCTCAAGTTCATTATTAAAATCAAAATCAAATCTTGTACCTGCAACCCTTTCCATCAAGGGTCTTTTTCTCGTCTTAGAAAGTTCTATTATTTCTTTGGTTTCATTTAAAAGCTCTTCTACTTTTTTATTTGCTTCTTCAACAGGTGTCTCCTCTACTACCTCTTCAGCAACAGGAGTCGTTACTGTCTCTGCTTGTTGTTGTGTGGTAACTTGTGCTGATGTTGAATTTACAAAGTCTTTTAATTCTTTCCCTGTTACCTCGTATCTGTATTGTTGAGTAGTCGTTGTTTTACCTATAGGCAATCCTAAAATTTTCTTTGTTACTTTCGTTTCACCTATTAACTCAGCCCTGTCTCTAAATTCAGCAGGAACTTCTTCTAAAGATGAAGTGGTAAATGTTTGAGCTTCTTCATCAGGTAAAGCATTGATTTCTTCAACTTGCTCTTGAGTAAATTGTGTTACCCCTTCGACTGCATCTGCTTCCTGATCTTGGCGTTTCTCTCCGGTAAGTTCTTGAGACTCTGTTGTGGATTCTCCTGTCTCCACTGTTTGTGCATCCGCGGCTTGTTGATCCGCATCCACTTCTCCTGTGCTTTGCTTTTGAACGGCATCTTGTTCTGATATTTCTTTTAACCTATTGTCTATTGCCTGTATCTCATTGTCAATAGGCACAACAAGATTAGGGTTCTTATCTCTTTTACTTTCTTCTAATACTTGTCTTCTCATTATCAAATCAACAGATTCTTTCTGAGCCTCACGTGACATATCCTTTGGTATTTGCTCATAAGCCTGAGTAGTATTCTTATAAGTTTCAAAAACCCTTTTAGCTTCTACAGCATTCATTCTTTTACTAGCAACCTCTACTTTTAAATGCTCTTCAAATAAATTTAAAAACGTAGGCTTGTTATTTAAGTTAGTAAATAAATTCCATGTCGCATTATCAGCAGATTTCAAATCATTTTTACTTGCCAACACAGAAATAGTTTTGGGCACACCTAAAATTTGTGCACCTACTGCTTCTTGAGCACCACTATTTAATAACTGCAAAGTGTATTCAGCTAATGATTCAGGAGTCTTAAACATTTCAGATCCTTTAACTGAATTGTAAATTTGTTTAACTGTAACGTCTGCAAACTCTTGAGCAAGACCTGTCTCAAACTCAGCCGCTCCCATAGCACCCATAGTAAGAAGTCCTTTTGCTGTTAAACTTTTAACTTCATTCTTAACTATTTGTTCAAATGTTTTAGCTGCCACTTTCTTACCTCCGGTCTTACTTAGAGCTCTTAATAATATACCATTACTAAAACCTTTTAACTTACTCATATTTCTAAACCCAATATTCTCTAAGGTAGCAGTGGTTAAAGCAAGAGGAACTGAAACCGCTAGCTTCTCTGTTTCACTTACATCCTCAAACTCAGCAGTATTCATTTGATTATTGATAGCATCTTGAGATTGAAATATCAATGCCCAACTTTCTTTTGGATTCAACGCTCTCTTTGCTATTGTACTTGCTTTAGTTCCGGCTGATACAGGATTTAAAAACAAGGATAAGATAGCAGGCATAGACTTAATAGTTCCTGCATACACTTGACCTAACCATGAGTTTTGAAAGTCTTCATCATACTGTCTTGTTGATGTCTCTCCTAATGCTGTTCTAAAACCTTCTCTTATATTATCTAATACGCCTCCACTTCTGTCTTTCAATAACTGATTGGTATATTGAGAGTAAGGATTGCTTTGTCCTTTCTTTCCATATAACTGTGTCTTAATTGCTTTATCCCTAAGTTTTCGGTCTATTTCATTTCTAACATTTATAGGAAGCTCCTCAATAGTTTTGTATCCTTTTTCTTTTGCTGCCTCTAAAAGATAATAGTCATAGTTATCTATAAGGGATGAACTCGGAATGATATTAAAATCATCCATCACAATCTCTTGTCCTGTAACATACCCTAAACCTTTCAAGGCATTACCTGAAATAAATGTTAGAGAATCATCTACTATTTCAGGTAGCATTCTACCTATCTCTACTGCCCCTGCCACTATCTCTCCCACTCCTTCCGTAAACATAGACTTTGTAATCCCAAGGAAACCTCCTCTATCTGCAAGAACATTATAATATTCTGCTGTGAGCTTATCTATCTCCTGTCCTCTTTCTGAAAAATTATTGTGTTCTTGTTGCAGGATATTAGACTCTTTATTTAACTCTTTCTCCTCTTGAATAAGTTTTTCTTGCAATAAAATATTAGCTTCAGTAGCACCCTCTTGTTGAACCTTGTCTTTAAATTCTTTTACTTTTTCATCAAAGGATGTTTTTTTATCTATAAAGGATTGAGTCTTTTTTTCAAATTCATTTGTTTTATATTGAAACATTTTCATCTCACGCTGCAGCTCTTTCTCGTTTCTATATTTCTTGGTTTTGTTTATAGGGCCTTTATCCATAGAATATGCAAGCTCACTAGATCTTTTATTGTCGTATAAAAACTTTTTTAGTTTCTCGGATTCTTTTTTATCATTGGCATCTGTAAAATTATCCAAGTCAATATAGATCTTTTCACCTGTAGCAGTGGATACATTCATACCATCACCCAAGTAATCTGCCTCTTCAAATTTAAAACCATAATCACCAAAGGTGTAATTTAATTGAGATACTACTGTTTCTTCTATACCTCCCGACAATGACCCTTCGCCCCCTATTAATCTTGGGTTAACTATTTTCTCTACACTTTCACTAAACCAATTTACATCATCTTGTGGCCCAAGTATAGGATCAACAGGTTTGTTTTGATTATATAGTAGCTCTCTTGTTTTTTTATTAAAAGTTAACTGCTCTTTAGTTTTAGCAATAGACTGCTCTTGAAAAGGATTAGAGGGTTGTTTGAGTTGATCGTTTAGTTTTGTTTGAAGTCTATTTATTTCATCTGATAAAACATTGTATGTGCCTTTTGTTTCGTCATCCATATTGGAGTAGGTCGCCTGTTCTTCTGCAGTTTTAAGAGAATTTTTTACTTGCTTCTTCTACTGTTATGGGGTCACTTTTACCCATATACATCTCTTTAAATTCCTCAACTGTAGTAAGTTTTGGTGATGCCGATGAACCATTTGCCGATACTGATTCCGTATTGTCTTTTTTTTTAAATCTTGAAAAATCAATAATAGTACCTGCCTTTTCAGCAACAGGAACTTCAGCCTCAACCTCTTGCACTACAGATAAATCCTGCATAACATTTCCTCCTCCATATTGAGTAGTAAAAGAATTAAAGTCTTTTGTATATAGACCATCGTTAGAAACGACATCAAAAACTTTTTGTTTATATTCACCATCATCCCATTGAGATTTAAACTCACTAAATGATTTGGTGTAATAACCTTCCTCTCTTAGAGTTCTATATAGTTTTTCTAATTCATCCATTATTTAAAACATAAATTAATTTATTCAGGATTAATCTAATTTCCCTGAGCCTATTGAAACTTTTCCGTTCCTTATTTTTATGGTAGATCCCAATCCTTTTTCAAACATTTTATCATCCACTATTGTTTTAATTACCGCTCCCTGCTGTCTTATCTCTTCTTCTGTTGGAACTTCAAAATCTTCACCACCAAATATTTTAGTAAGCCCTTGCTCTAATTTACTAGCATCATAAAACTCTGCCTGATCCTGTAACAAGTCCCTAATCTCTATGATCTGTGATTTCTTGTTATAGTCAAGAGGTGTCATTTTATATGACTTATTTGGTTTAGAACCCGGTAAGTATTGGTAGCTGCTATTTTCAAGATTCTTAACTCTTTCAGATAAATACTCTCTTGCACTTGCCATGGCGTTCTTAGGTATCTGAAATGTAGGAACTCCTGTTTCTGTGTCTGTTACAATTAAAATATTGTTTCCATCCTCAGTGTATTCATCTTCATCCATTACCAACTTAAAACCACCTTCAGGACTATATTCTGTACCATTCAATGTATCCATAATAAGTGCGGCTGTGGTAGGAGCATTAGCAGGTCCTTCTAGTTTTTCTGTAAGTAACAACTCTAATTTTTTTCCATACACCTTCCCTTGTGTTTGTGACCTTTTAGTTCTTTTTAATGTCGTTCCTATTTGTTTATCTATATTAGAAGCTACCTCCTCAACATTGAAACCATCAAAGTTTACCCTACCAAAAACATTTAACTGTGCTAAAGGAATAGTGGTTTTTTTGTTGTTGTCAGCACCATTTTCATAATTAGCATTCCATTGTCCATTGTCTGTGAATGATACGTTTAGGTTCTCTGTATTTTGCAATGACTCAAGCTGACCTACAAAATAACTTGTAATAGCCGGAGATCCTCCTGCAGCTATTGATTTTTCAGCGTTTTCTTTTACAGCACCATAATCTTTAACTAAACCAAAGTATGTCTTAAAGCCATCTGTTACATTTTGCCTTGTAACCAACCAATCCCTTTCACTAATATTACCTTTCTTAAACTGCTCATACATATCATTTCTTTTTTTCACAGCCTTATTTGTAATATCCAATGTTATCTGCTGAAGGCTTGGAGTATGTGCAAACACACTTCTTACCTGTGATCTTTCTGCTAGTGCTTTACCTTCATAAGCCGCTTCTTCTTCTGCATATGTTCGTCTTTTATCCTCTCTCTCCTTCTCTACTTTGGTGCGTTCTTTCTGTGCCTCAAAGCCTTTCTTTGCTGTCTCAGTTTGCTTGGTCTTTGTATCCACGATAGCATCAGTAAACTGCTTACCTATAGCACCCCAATCTACTGTTCTCTTGTAGCTTCTAGGATTTGTGTTGTTTGTCTTTGCCATTATAAATTGTTATTTATTTTTTGCGTATAATCCGCTTGCTGCCAACCTATCAGTATCCGCTTTGAATTGTTCTAAATCCATAAGAGCTTCTTGATTTTGAATATCGCCTATCGCACCAACTGTTCCTGCAACTGATCCTAAAGCACCTTGGAAAGCACCCATAGCTGCTTCTCTTGCTGCCATCTGCTCTTGTCTTTGTCTAGCCGACTCAGCTAAATCAATATCAGCTAATTGTAGGTTTCTAGCTTTCTTTTCAGATATCACATCCTTCTCAATATCAAGTAGTTGCTGTTCTTCTTTAGCCGCTATATTAGCTTCTCTTTCAGTTTGAGCTTGAGCAAGTTGTCCTGCTACTGCAGCAAGACCTCTTGGATCGGCTGCTTGTGCTGCTGATAATATTGCTTCCGATTGTAAGTCTGAACGTCTACGTAAATTTTCTGTAGCTAAAGTAGGAATGGTACGAGCCTCACTCTCAATAATACCAATGTTCTTTTTTGCTTCAGCCATTGACTTCTCAGCAGCAACGGCTGCTTGTTTAGCTAATTTGTTTTGTTGAAAACCTTGAATGATTCCTGCTCCTGCCGTTACCCCTCCTATCACTGCTGTTGTTACTGCTGCCATATTATAATGCTTTTATCATTTCTGAATTGTACTCATCTCCCTTTGTATATCCCAACTCCTCATATGTTTTTATTAATGCCTTGTGTTTAATTAGAGCATAAGAATATTTAAAGCCTGTGTTCTTGCATACATTAGTTATGGTATCTATTAATAACATTAAAGCCTCTTTTCTTTTTACTCTATCTTTATATTCCTTGTTTGAGATTATCCAATCCACCCAAGCTACTTTAGAATTGGTGGCGTACATAAACCCTGCACAAACAGGAATCTTTCCATCTAATACCATCATTCCTCCTGTGCCATCGTTAGGTAAAAAATCACGCTTAGGCGGAACCCAACCCCAATCTTTCCACCACTGCACAAGCACTGTATCGTAATGATGATGTTCGAGTGGTATTATATTTAATTGCATTTACACACAAAGATAAGAAATTTTAAGGATAACTTTTCATTACCTGTGCTTCTACTGCATATAATTCTGTAGCGGTTGTACTTTCATTGGTTAAAGTAAACTCACAATAGTGACCTAATATACCATGTGACTCAGCTACTAAGTTCTTGATATACAAAAAGAAAGCAGGATTTGCAGGCAATGGTTGAGTTCCTCCTGAAGGAGGAGGAGGAGAAGTATCTATAATCACATCATTAATACCACCACTTAAATTTATATTAATAGCAGTAACCTGCCCTACATATACAGGTGCACTATGAGTTGGAGGTGGACCCGGGGCTACAAGAGGAGCATAATAAAAATAATCACCTATACTTAGAATGCTTCCGATATTTGTCGTAAGAGCAAATGAGATAGTAGCTGATCCTGCCGCAGGAACACCTGCCTGAATATTACTACTATTTCCTATACCATTAAGTGAACGCAGATCATACTCACTAGCTGCCGCAGGAGCTACATAAGGTGATGATACATTTCTAATGTACGCATACCAAGCCCCCTCTTTCTTTTCAAAAAATGTGCTATCTATGTTTGCACCAATCTGAATGTCAGTACTTAACGCAGCCTTCCACGCATCATCTGACTCAAGGCTTATTGTTTTAAATAACTTATTCTCTAATGAACTAGCATTAAATACAGAGGTGATTGTAGAAGCAACGTATGTTCCGTAGTATGTGTTTCTAGCTGCATTAACATTATGTCTATATAAGTTACCTTGCTTAAAAGTATATAGATAGTTATTCATTCCTATAATTTTTTCAGGAATGTATGAATAAAAAGAAGGAAACCCTCCTGCACTCTCACTGTATGTTAATGTATATTCTTGTGACATATTTTAATATTTACCTTGTCTTGTTGAAGGAGAGCTCTTTGTTGAGCCACCCTTTCCTGCCCATAAATTTTTACACGCCCAATACCTTGCAGTTAACTTTGACTTAGCCGTACTACATTTGTGTCGTGCCTTAAAACTTTTTCTTGCAGCATCTGAATAGTTGTGTCCATATCCCTTAGCACCAAAGTGAATAAGTTTCTCTTTGCCACCTTCACAGGCTTTAACCATCTTCTTCTTCCCTCGCTTGTATGATGGTCTAACTTTATTACAAGCCATCTTTGATTTATCTGCTTTCATCATCTTGTTACTTTTCCTGCTTTGGTATTAGACACAAATTGTCTTGTCCTACCAAATTTCTTTTTCTTTCTAGCTGTCGATGCCCTTTCAGCTTTAGTCATACTCTTTGCTTTATTCAAAGGTAAGCATCTGTCAGGATTTTTTTTATTCTTACTCGTGCCACATGCTCCAAGTATTGAACCATCAGTTCCTATACGAACCCACTTCTCATCTCTCCATTTCTTTAACTCACCCACGTTTCGTTTTTTTAGTTGGCTTCATACTCTTTAGCATTTTATCAATCTTTGCTGCTTGACCTTTATGCAGAGCAGATGCTTTTTTCAATTCACTTGAAATTTTTTGTAGTTTTTTCTTATCCATCTTTTTTACTTTTTTTTGCGTAGTTAGGGTCTTTACAATATTTACTCGCAGCCATATTTGCATAAGCTGACGGGTATCTATCAAAAGTTCTTTTTGCCCATGCTATTCCTGCCGGGCATATCTTATTGTTTTTTGTTCTTCCTTTCTTTGCCATTGTATTTTAATTTAACAAGCTCCTGTGCTTATTACCACACTGTTACTATCTATTTGTATCCATCTACCTGCAGCACTACCATCATCCCAATGATAATATCCTGCACCTTTAAATGATGCCAAAGGAAACTGTCCGTTAACATCTGTGAATATCCAATCATATAAGTTTGGATTACCTGCCGTCCCCGTTACAGGGGCATTGTAATAAGTTGTTGGTGTAGCCAAGGCACACGCAGCAAGTGAAGTGGCTGACACATCTGTAGTAGATGAAAAGCCTGTTAGTGCTGTAGGACAAGTGGCTGCTATAGACCAAGCAGGTGGCGTACCACATGGAGCTGTTATCTCAATATCTAAGTTAGCAGTAAGACTTGTTTTAGGCACTACCATTACACAAGCTCCCGGAACACCTACAGTCATTTGCATCTGACCTGCAACTACTGTCTTAACAACAGTACTACCTGTAGCTGAAAAGACACCTCCTGAATAACTATACTCAGTTAATGTATAAGGGCTTCCTGCTACGATACCACAGTCTGCTGCTACATCACCTACAAACGTAGGCAGTCCTGCAGTTCCTGCTTTATATCCAAAGTTTGCTGTACTAAAAGCATTGTATATTGCTCCATCAAAAGTAGCTTGTAATGCACTAGGAACTGCTACTCCTGTAGGAGTGAAAGTTATGATCACTGCTCCCGTTCCTGTGCCTACATTAAAAGCTACATTGTAAACACCTTGTGCCCCTGTTCCTGCAATAGGAGTTGTACAAGCACCCACACAGCTTGGGCAAGTTAGCGGTGCTCCCAATGAGCAAGAGGTTTGTTGACGATATATAATGCCATCTGAATATACTCCATCTGTAGCACACACTGTTAGTGCTGCATCTGTATATACTGCGGTTGCTCCCTCTAGGGTTGGTGCATCAATATAATATGTTCCAAAAGCTGCCATTCTTTTATTTTTTTATGGTGTACAAGCTACATCTATTGTTTGTGTTGGACGAGTAGTTGTTGTGCTAATTACTTCAAAACATCTATCTCCTAGTCCTCTTAATTTATAATGTGTTCCAATAACTAATGCTACTGCTGATTGTGCAAAGTATTCTTCTTCAGCATCTGCTGAGTTTCTAACTAGATACCAATTATGTGTACAGTTGCAACATACATCTAATACCACTGATGCATCAAAGCATAGTCCCCATTGGTAAATATCTCTATAGTCATATATAAGATATAAATATCTTTCCGTACCTGCAGGCATGGTGAAGTCAGCAGAGTATTGCTGAGGTGCTCTTGTAGTGACAAGAGGTAATGCCTGAGTAGATGCAGCAATCATAGTAGTCATGTCAGCTAAAGAACCTCCATCATATAAAGTATTGCTTCTTAAAAATCTAAACTTGCTATTGTTGGTATCGAATACGAAGTTGTCAAAACCTTGCTTACTACTAATCATAGTAACTGTACTTCCAATAGTAGGAATAATACCATCCCCTTTAGCTCCTTTTAATCTTGTGTAATCACTGACGATTGGTGTGGCTGATCCTGATTTGAAAACCATACCTGAAGAATTAGTTCGAGACACATATGTTCCTGCTGTATATCTAAACTGATTGTGAATAGACTCATTAGCATTTACATTTGAGGTAAGAACTATTTTGATTATCTCCATCTCTGTACGAATAGGGCAAGGCGTTTCTAGTGATAAAGAAGCATTGCCATCTATTGCTGTAATTGTTATGCTTGCAGTATTTACATTCACAACATCTTTAGAAAAAGTAAATGTACCTGCTCCGGTAACACTCCCTGTGTTTGTGGTTACACCATTGTATGTTACAGATATGTTTGCTATACCTGACGTAATGTTATATGCTAATACCACATCCCCCACGTTACCTGAGAAGTCTACACAAAAAGTATAGGGTGCTCCTCCTTGTACAGATATTTGTTCTCCTTTTCCACAAGCAATACAATCTTTAACGGTAGGCAAAAGCGTATCATTGGATGATAATACAAACTCATTCATATAAGGATCGTATCCTCCTAGCTTTTGTGTATTAAAAGAAGTATTGAACAGGTCTCTAAACCAACTACGCATACCTGCCTCAGATATTACAATTAAGTTTTCATTAGGTCCTGATGTTCCTCTTAGCTGTAATACTGCTCCACGCTTGGCATCAGTAAAGTATTTATCGTATCCATACACTGCAAAGCTCTCAGGGTTATGGCTTATACCATACTCTTCAGGTCTTGCTATTTGCTGACCTAACACTTCAGGCACTGAGGTTACTGCTCCACCACCTACTGCATCACTTAGCAAGTTCTTTCCTACTTGAACAAAAGATATTCTATCTTCTTGTAAAGCAAGTAAGTCTGTTTTCCTTGCGTGTAATATCTCTAGTGATCCATACGACTCCTCTAAGGACTTATAGTTAGCTAGCCCAAGATTAAACTCATTAAGTTTATTTACATTGCTCACGCCGCTTACTATACCACTATATGTAATATCTGCAAACCTATCAGCTTCTTTATAGTCTTGTGCTGCTACTGCAGTAACTCTATTACCAAGGGCAAATGATTTACCTGTGAGCGAATCCTCAATCTTATAGCTTTCAACTCCATTCCCAAAAGCAAAACAGTTAAAGAAGTCAAGATAAGCTACTCCTGCTGTGGTAGCATCTTGATCTATATTGTTAGGTTCAGAAGGATTCGTAGTTAAGTGAAAGCCATTAGCATCAATAGGATACGACATAGCTCCTTCATAAAATATATCAGGCGAAGTGTCTTTAGCTTCAGTCTCAAACACAAAAACTTCACTTGCTTTAAATAACTTTATATGACATTGAATAGATGATCTTCTATTGGGTGATATTCCACAACAAGTAGCTGTACCTCCTCGAAGTTCTAAAACTAATTCATTACTTGTTCCTGTAATATGTCTTCCAAACCTATAAAGATTTCTACTTGGTTGCACAGGTGTTATACCTATACTAATAGAGGCTAAGTTGGCAATAGAAGGATAAGGAGATACATATTCATTAGTATTAGGATTACCTGCACCTGAAGGTATTACTTGTGAAATTCCTGTTGTAATATCTATATTGTCACCTGCCCACCATTCTGCTATATTATTATAAGTTGCAGTAGAAACAAAAGTTTGGTCAATAGTGTAAACTTGTCCTTCACATTGATTTCCTGTTCCATTTCTTCTAAACTCAACAAACACTTCAATTCTACTTCCTGCAGGCACATCTACATCCACATAGTTTCCTGTAGTAGGATCGAGTTGATTAACAATATAATTTAAAAAAGGATGAGTATCACTATCTGCACCTAAGCATCCTACTTGATCGCTTTCCTCTAATCCAAAATCAACAACCGAAGTAGCCGTACTAACAATGGCTGCAAAATTAGTAGGGTTTAATTTCATATATACCCCTGCAGTAGATAAAGGTCCTGTGCCACCTGAAGGCATTAAAAAGTCTTCGGGCTGTGCCTGTTTATCTAATACAGTTGTCCAAGCACAAGTATTAACAGCTCCATTTGTATCTGTCTTTACTTTTAATTTATCTCCAACAGCAACCTTGTTTGCATTCTCTCCTTCAAGTAAAAACCATACATAATTACTATTTGGATCTTTAACAATAAATTGTGAAAGAATTGTTTCATAAGTATCTTTATCTTGTTTCATTACCCACTTATACCTTTTTGCCCACGCAGGAGCAAGCATAGTAGGATCAAGAGTAACCTTTACTTGATTTTGCAAATCTGAATTATCACAAGGCACATGAATAGTATTTGTTTCATCACTTACTAGAGCAGTAGTAGCTCTATTAAATTCATCCATATACACAATACCCACTTCATAATCTCTGTCGCTATGTAAACTTTTTGCGGTGTCGGTATTAAAAAATGAAGCGGTAGCTGTAACTATTTTATAATATTCAAAAATATTGACTGATCCATTTACGTATAAAGAAGCTAACAAAGCTATATTCAATACATTAGATCCCGATGCAGTTGCTTGCCACATCCCCTCACTATTAGGATAAGGTGAAAAACCATTTAAACCTGTTTCGGTTTTAACATATGAGTCTAAAGCTGAAGGTAATACACATCGCATATTATCACTTAAAGATGATGCAGTACAAGCATTTGCAAGAGTATCAATATTGTTATATCCAATAGCTGATTTAAACTCCGAACTGTCTACCATTGATTGAACCGATGTGTAATCCTGTTGCAGATTGAAAGATAGTGTAATGGTTTGGTTGGTGGTTTTAGCTGTAGGAGCTGCTCCCGGTCCTCCAAAACTATTATGAGTAAAAGTAATAGAAACTGTTAAAGTGCTTCCTGCAGTTAAAGATAATCCACTAAGATCTACTTCTAGTTTAGCATTTCCAATAGTAGCTCCTCCTGCTCCTGCTCCATATGTAAAAGAATTTTTAACAATAGATGCACTTGGTATAGATGTAAATTCAACAGTATTGGTATGTAGTTCTGTAAGATAATCAAGCCTTAAATCATTTCCGCTCTTGTCTATTAAATTATATCCATCTACATAATTTCCATACATCAAACGATTACCCATTATACTTTGTGCCTTTGCAAATCTTGGCACATTGTCATATAGTCTTAATATCTCTGATGAAGGCAATACTGTATATATACGACTGTTATCAAACTCAAATGTTCTATCAATATTATCCGATATTACTTGAGCTCCATTTTCAAACTTCTCAATCTTTTCAATAACACGAATGGTTGTGTTATCTGCTTCTTTAAATAGTAAATCAATTCCTTTAACTAATGGTCCTCCTGTATTGTAAGTAACCTCTGCTGTATTAAATACATTAAGCATTCCTCCATTAAGAAAATTAGAAATATCTAAATCAAATTGTTTACTTGAAAAAGCTACATCTGAAAATTGTGAGGTGGCACTATATTCATTGTCCTCATATCTATATCTATATGCAAAGCAAATAAATCTTCTCTCTAAAAAATTATCTTGAGATCCTGAATCAAACAAAGTAAAGCTAGGAGAGGCTACAGGTGGTGCTTTAATAACCAATATATCTGCAGCTAAATTAGCATCGTCAATACTTCCTGCGGTAGTCGGAGCAGGATAGCTTTTAGTAACATTTATTTTTCTAGGAGGATTTAGGTCATCCGTAAAAAACAACATATCATCTACTAGGTTAACTCCTGTAATAAGATACTTTGAATTAAAGTTTAATGTTGTGTTTACTCCGCCTCCATCATTAATGCTTATTATATGATAGGTGACAATATTTGTTTGAATATTAAAAGAAAGAATTAAATCTAACTTACCTGTAGACGATCCTAACACATTGAATGCAGGATCGGTTACAAACCAATATAAAGTTTCATTTACACCATCTTCAAAGGCTCCTATACATCTTGCTGATGTACTAAGATCATATCCATTAAAAGATATAAGAGCAGGGGTTGCAAGTAAGTTTCCTTTTGAGTTTTCTACTGAACCAATTTCTGTCTCTTCAGTAGAACCAAGACGAACATTCATTGCATCAATGTATTCGCCATCACGCACAAGTCTCTCATCGACAGCCTTGTTCATTCTACCTTTTATAAAATTCCTTTTTAAATTAGGCATATTACTTTATCCATTTATCTCTTCCTCGTAGATTCATTAAGAGTCTACCCGGATGTATATTACTGATTCTGATTTTAGCATTACGAAGTAAAGCTGATTTGTTTTTCTGTGCTCTACGCACTATATACTCTTGTGCTCCAACCTTACTATTTAGAACAGCATATTGAATATATGCATAAATAAAATCTTCAAACAACTTGTTAACTGTAATGTTTGCATCTACTCCGCCTTCCATACCATCAGAAACATATTCCAATATACAAGTTTCTCCTGACATTTCCGAACTAAAGTTAATAACTCCTGCTTTGTTGTCAATTCTAAATGTAGGATTATTGTTAGCGGTCTCAGTATTTAAACCATATCTAGCACCTATAGCATAATCAAAATACCAATTACCATCACAGCAGTAACCCTCTCTTCCGTCATAAGGGCTTTGTTTGTTAAGGTAAATACTTTTCTTTGACCCTGTTATTCTATCAAAGTCAAGCTGTGAGTATTGAGGAGACAGTGCATTGCCATTTACATCAAACAATATATTACAATCATTGTCTTGTAGGTATGCTTTCGCTCCATTTATTTGAATGTTTTCTGTCATTGGTCTTAGAACACCATCTTTATATAAAGATATTCTTACCCAATTAACATAATCTGAAGGAAGAACAAACCTTACTAAATCACATACTGTAAGCTCTAATGTTTTAATTTCTTTAAACGCATCATAGTTTAATTCTTGTATTGCTCTTTTAGCATGGAATAAAATCTTATATCTTTCTTCGTTGTTTATTAGTTCGTGGTTGCCACTATACATTAACATAAAGTTGTTAACAACATCTTCTAAACTAACGTATTGGTATGAACCCCAATTAGTATTTGTAGGAGCTACTCCTGCATTTTCATAGTATTGATACTGAGTTAAATATGCCATTGTTATCTACTTTCTTCGTTAATGTTTTGTGTTTCTTCAGCTTTACCAAATTGCACCACTTCACTCTCTCTTATTGAAACTCCTGCATACTGTAATATTTTTGAAACTAAATATGGCTCGTCAGATAAAGGTAATTCAAAATCTTGAAAGTCAGGTTGTGTAGAATCAAATACAGGTGTTCCACTTGCAAGAACTACATAGGTCCACTTAGGGTCTTTAGGATACCTAAAGTATTGACAGTTAACCTTTTGAGTCCCACTACCATCTATAGTGGCAGGATATGCAGTAATAAGATCTCCCTCTAAAGTATACGCAGGAAAAGTTTCGTTAGGTGCTGTAAGTAAAGAATTGTTTAGCATGGTTATTTTAGTATGGCTTACCTTTTCCATTTCTCTTAAAGGTGTTCCTGCCACTCCGGTATCAAACAATACTTTGTTGATAAGATAGTAATCACTACCTGTAGTAGCTGCTGTCGGTACAATAAAAGTATTCCCTAAGTTTTGTGATAGGTCAGCACTAACCGAAAAAGATTCAATTACTTCTGCTAATCCTTTCTTTAAATCAGCATAACCTGTTCCTGATCTTCTTGCGTTTTCTTTGTTGATTTGAAAATTGTACGTGTAAAAATAATCTTCAAACAAATCTAGCTGTGCTTGTTTAGCAAATAGATTAAAGTCCGAAGGAGAAATATATCCATAGTTATTTTTATTTATAATGGATAGTACAGTGTTTCTGATCGAGTTTATCATTTGTGATCTTTTTACAAAGATAAAGAAAAAAAAGAGGATGCATTTTTTTACATCCTCTAATAATAAAACTATGGTTTATATTATGCTATAGCAATACCACTTACTGCTTTAGTAGGTGCTACTGTAGTCACAACATTGTGCCACGAAGTTTGATGTGCATCAACAACTGCATCTTGAATAACATCTCTCATCTCTTGACCACTTGATTGAGTAGCGTGAGTAATTGTTATAACATCTTGTGCTGCTGCTCCACCATATACAATAGTTACGGTAGTAGTTGAAGCCTGCTCAATAAGTTTAATGTTATCAGCAGATACTAATTGATTCCCCTGACTTGTTACAGGGATTGATAAAAACTTTGCCATTGTTTAAAAATTTAATGGGTTAATAATACTACAAAGATAGTTAAAAAAATCTAGTCTTCTAAATGGCTTTCAAGCATCTTTAATGCATCAATACCATCATCACTTTGTAAGTATGAAGTAACTACATAGTAAGGATCTTCGTTATAAGGAATAGTCAACATTCTCTTTTTATTTGATGATGTATTAAAATAAACATCTTTTTGTTTATTTCTAAATCCAAGTAATCCTTTTTCAAAGAATATAGCTACCTTAGCTTGAAGGTCTAACTCAGGATCCGATAATACTTCTAAAAAGTTTTCAGGTTCATTACGTGCATATATAAGAACATCTCTTTTTAATTCTGCTGTTGAAACTTTAGATACGTCAACATTAAACAATATACGTGACACATTCTCTAATTGTTCTAAAGTAAGTTGTCTTGCTTTAATTAAAGCATCTACTTCTGCATTTAATTCTTCCACAACTTCTTTAGCATCTCTTTCTTTATCCACCTCCTCAAATACAATATCTCTTTGCGGATGATAGTATAAGAATTGTTGAAGAACAGGATTGTTAGCAGGAACTGTTAAAAAGCCATCTTCAAAAATGATTGGCTCAATTATAAAGTTTCCATCCTGATCATCCTCGAAAGGACTCTTCTGATTAGATGAATATCTTAAAGGTCTGTTTATGTTTTTGTCTTTATCGAAATAAAGTAATGGTGATCTCCTTGTGTGTCTTGTAGGAAGTAAATAAGATAAAGGAGCTGCTTTTTGTTTTAACCTATACTGTTTTGCAGTAGGTGCTTGTTTTTTTGTTTTCATTTGATTTGATTTAAAATTTATAATAAAAAAAGGGAGGGAATTAACCCTCCCCTTATATGTGTTCTTAGTCTTTGAATAAGAAGAAGTTGTTCGCTCCAAGCGTACAAACTGCTCTTTCAGATAAGAAGTTTACTTGCATAAAGTCATCGTCAGAAGTTCTTGCTCCTCCTGCTGAACCTGTAACCCAAGATTTGTATCGTCTGTCTTCTGTTTCAGAAGCTCTGTAACGTACATGAAGAAAAGGACGTTTTGCATTCTTTCCAAGGATTTGATCGTAAACAGAAGTTGAACCTGCAGGAACTAATAGTCCATTGATTCCTACACCTGCTCCTGTGATACCACCTCTCATTGTTGGATCATTTAAGTATTTCCAATCTGTCTTGTAGAAGTCATATCCTCTTCTGAATCCTGAGAATCCTAAGTTAAGAGCCATCTCTTCGTCATTGTCAAATAGTCCGTAAGACGTACCACCTGCTCCGTAAGAATTTTGAGCTGCTAACATATCATCCATATCAAAACTAAACTGACGATTCAAGAAGATAACATTTTCTTCAATAGAACCTTGCTTATCTAATCTTTGAATAACTGCATCAAAGTCAGCTAATGCTACAGGGTTTCCTCCACCCCATACATTACCTCTGTTCTCTACAACATGGAAGATACCTTCAGATCCTATAAATCCTTGTCCTACAGCACCTGATCCTGTTGCAGCAGGAACTGCTTCAATCATTGCTGTTTCTAGGTAATCCTCAAAACGTAGTCTTGTTTCATGTTCAGACTTTAAATACCAAAGGTATCCTGTGCCTCCATCTTCAGTTGAAATTTCAATCCATCCGATTTGAGCCATATCAGAACCTGATACTTTATAAGTGTCTTTGATAATGATAGGATTGTTAGCAAAGATATAGTCATCCGCCTCAAGGCTTCCTGACATTCCTGCTGTTCCTTTCTTAAATTCAGAACCATATATAAATAGAGTGTAATCAGCATTAGCAATTCCTGTACCTGCTACTGCTAAACCTGTACCTTCATAAAAATGTAAGGTAGCTTGTTTGTTAGCTAAGTCAGTGCCTGTAACTACTGCTTTGTTACTTGCACCCCCTGCATTTGGAACTAACATAACTGTTTGTCCAACTCTAAGAGCTATACCATTTGTAGCGTTGAAAGGAGTACCTGCTGTTGTTCCGTTTGGAGTTACTAAGCCTGCAGGGACAGCATCGTCATTAATTTGTATATCCATAGTATTTAATCCGGTACCTGCGGCTGCCGCTCCTACTTTAGTATATTTTATATGTAATCGTCCTTGCTCCGCCCATTTTATTTGGTCTGAGTTTGAAGGCATCTCTGCTCCTACCATTCTAAGGAAAGATGCGATTGTTCTATTACCATATCTTTCAAATTCTTTTTCATAAGTATCAGGTAGATACTGATTCAAGAAATTAAAATTGGTAATGTAGTTTGTTGATGTTGGGACCTGTTGTGCACTTGGTTGTAAGTCAAATCCCGGTGTTGATAAAACTGCCATTTTTTTTAATTTTTAAATTGTTTTTATTTTCTTTTTATACTTCTAATTTTAAGCCCTCGTCCTGAATCAGGATTCATAGCTTTAATTTGTAATCCCCCTTTGTTAACAGTCTCAGGTGATTTGCGTGTTGTCATGTTGACATTCTTTTGTTTACGCATCACTCCGTCTACCGCTTCTGATTTACCTTGCTCATAAAAGAACTTAGCAAACCTCTCAGGGTTCATAGCTATAGATAGTGCTCGGTGGTATCCTGTCGCATCCTTCATTAGTCCATTTTCATCCAAGTATTTATTTACAAAATTCATTGGAGTCATCTGTGACTTCTTTAGTTCTGCTGCATCTGCAGGAGAGTAAGTAACGCTTCGGTCATCTAACTTGAACTCAAAACCTTTGAACTCATTGTCAAACACTTCATCTGTCTTCTTTACGAACCACTCGCTCTTACGCTTGTTCTCCTCTTCATACGACTTTGCATTGTCTACATATTGCTTGTACTCTTCTAGTTGTTTCTTGGCTTCATCAGACATTCCAACCGTACTTGACTCAAGGGGTTGTTTATACATTTCCTTCCGCTCATTGAAAAACTTCTTAGCCTTTGCAATTTCTTTTTTCTTTGATAGCTTCATTTTCTTGATGTCTTTCTCGTCATCAATTTCTTCGTCATACGAAAACTCATCTACCATATCTTCTACATCTTCTCGGTCTAAACCTTCTTCTGTAGCCATATAGTATTCAGCTAACAAATGGTCGCTTTCCATTGAATCAAAGTCTTGCTGTAACTTAACATAATCTTCAATGCCACGACCTGTATCTTTTTTGTACTTAAAGTAAGCTGCTACATCTTCAGGTAATTCTTCTGATGTCTCACGCTCTGTCATCAACTCATCAAATGAATTGATTTTCTTTCCGTACCTATTCTCAATATATGAAAGAACGTCATCATCCGTTAAGGATGCTTCTTCTTTTGTTTCCTCTTTCGATTCAACTTGTGGAACTTCCTCTACAGGAGTTTCCGTTTTTTCTTGCACTTGAACTGAAGAGTCTTCAAATTGTTCTTCGTGCTTTTCAAGTAATTCTTTTTCTACTTCTTGAGTGCTTTTTTCTCCACTCCCTTCTATTGCTTTTACTTTTATTTCCATTTAATTAAATTTTACTACAAAGTTAAACAAAAAAAACACAACTTAATTAAGCTACCTTGGAGAAAACTCTGCAAGGTCAAATCCATCTAAACTATCTTCATTAGATTCAAAGGTTTGAGGGGGTAAATTATTCTTCCTTTGATTGATCAATTTAGACTGTTGATTGTTCTGTTGTGTTATCCTATCAGACTTAGCTACCTCTCTTTGGCTTTCTCTTTCTTGTAAAGCAGTTTCACTCATTCCTCTTAGCTCTTGATTGTAAGCGAACTCTTCAGCCATTAGCTGACGTTTAAGTTGTGCTTCAGCCTGCATCTTCTGAACCTCGAACTGTATCTCAGCTTCTTTGATTTGAATCTTAGATTGTGTTTCAGCCTGAATCTTTTCTTGTGCGGACTGTGCAGCCATCTGCTGTATTTGCATCTGTTGCTGTGCTTGCATCTGTTGTGCCTGCATAGCCATAAAGTCATCGTGCTCTTGCTTCTGCTTTCTTTTAACCTTTAATAGTTGAGTAGCAAGTTTTATGTTTTTAACTTCTCTAATGTCAATAGCATCCTCAAGGTTAATATCTTTTTGAGACAATGCCATCTGAATGTTTTGCTCAAGCATAGCTTTCTCTTCTTCATCAGGACTAACCTCTATAAAAATACCAAAGTCATATATGTAAAGATCTTTTATATCTTCAAGTCTCGCTACATTATACTTACCTATTTGATTTGCGAACTCATCAGCAAAGTCAGCATACTCTAATATGTCTGCTACTCTATATGTAAGTCCTTCAGCTAAAGTTCTCATCATATATAAACTGCTGTTTAGGATATGGCGTGTTGCTGTATTAGAACTTAACGCTGCAAGTTTTTGTAAACCAACTAATGAATTAGGATTAGGGGATGAGCCATCTCTTGCTTCATTTAACCCTGTTACATCCCTTATCATGTTTAAGTAATGGTTGTAGTTGTTAACCAACATATTTAACTTTCCGCTTCCTGAGTTACTATTTAATTCTTGGATAGGCACTCTTGCTTGATTAAACTCACCATCTTGAGTATAGCTTCTACCTATTACACTACCCGTTTGAAAGTATAACCTCAGAGCATCTTCAGGATTATAAGCATTTCCTGTTCCAAGATCTACTTCATTCAATCCATCCGCATCTATAAATACACCATCAGGAACTACTCTCGACAATACTTGTTGTATTTTTAAATGAGTTATTTGAATTAAGTCAGCAAATGGAATCATTCTTCTTACAAGAGACTCAATGTTTCCTTTATACATTCGTGGTGCTACAGCAATATAATTAGGTATAGCGTGTTGAGTTGCAGACTTAGGGCGAACCATGTTCTTTGCAAGCTCCCACTTTAATATAATATTAGTACCCATTACCATTACCCCTTCATACCACACATCAATAGTCTTCTCTATCTTTTCAAACTTACCCTCTTCCATCATTTCTGCAGGTGGGTTGAAGCTATCATCCTTCTCAATTACTTTGCTTCCTCCTCCTTCAAAGTATTTCTTTTTATATACAGTCTTTTGAGTGGTCTTATAATTAAAATATAATAAAGTACAAGTATCTTTATAGAATAAACTGTTCTCATAGAACTGAGCAACATTATAATAGTTATACCAATTTTGACTATGACTGCTTATTTCCTCTAAGTCTTCATTAGTTAGGTCTTGATCAATTTTTAAAAGCTCTGTTATAGGAAGTGTTTTAATCTCACCCCAATAGAAACAATCTTTAAAGTGAGGGTCCTCAGTATAGCTATATACCACATTAGCCGGATCTACATAAGACACCTTCACTCCTGCTCCCGGTAAAAACTCATGCTTTGCCATAGATACACCTAATACCATTTGGTCATAGTCGCATCTTTTTCTTAGGTCTTGATAGTGGTTGGCTTCAAGCAAGGTGTCAATAGCTTCTTCTTCAGCTATCTCTATTGCAGGCTTGTAGTTAACTTGCATAAATAAACTAAGCTCCTCATCTGTTTTTGGTAGTTCTTCTTCAGGCATAATAAAAGGATCAACTCCTGATTCTTCTTTAACTAGGCTTAGTATATCTCTAGCATTCATTTGAGATTCTACCATCTCCTGATACTTACTTCTTTTAGCTTGAGACACAGCATCTTGTGCGTAAGCATTAACTTTAAATAGTCTATCTGCCATACCATTAACAACTATATCTACAAACTTAGGGAGTATAGGGACGGGAGTCCAATCAAGATTCAAATAAGATAAGTCACCATCAACAGCTATTTCATTTTTATATTTAGCTATTGACTGTTCACCTCTAGCATACAACCTTAATCTATTAAAGTTTGCAAACTGATTGTAAAATCTACATTGGCTTCCGTCTTTTCTAAACCACTCATACTGAATGGCTTGACCGATTTGTAATCCATATTGATCGGTTGCTTTTTCCGCATCAGATACAAACTGATTTGGAAATCCTGCTGAGGATATATTTATCTTAACGTCTTTCATCTATCTTATTAATTCGCTTGTTCTTCCCTTGTTATTATACCTTGCAAAGTTAATGCTTATTTTTGACTCTTTTTTCTCAGGTTGATATAAGTGTTTTTGAATAGCCATTACAGCTAGTCCTGAGCTTATTGTCGCATCATATCTTGTTCTATTATTTATATCAAATCTTGCCCAATCTTCCAATGTCCTTGTGAATATCATTGATCCCATTGCATCACTGTCCCTATATGTTCCCTCCATGTCTATGCCTACATACTTTTCAATATAAGACTCAATAGCTGCTGCGTGAGATTGTTTTACATCTTCAGAGGTGTTAGGTATTCCTCCGAGTTCTCTTTCGGTCTTAGAGAGCTTCGTATAAACTTTATCAGGTCTATTCATAGAGAATCCTCGATAACCTCTATTCTTAAAATGATAAAGTATTCTTGGTTTATTATTCTCTGCAAGTATTGGCATACCATAAAACACACAAGCCATTAATACTTCTTCAAAGAATATCTCAGCCGTTTGTGGTCGTGCAACATACTGTAAGAAAAACTCATTGCTTGGAGCATTGTCCATATTAAATTTAGTTACACCATGTAACGCACCATTAGATCCACCGCCACCCACTACTCCTGATATATCATACGAGTCACACCCAAACGCACCTAGATGTTCATTGGCAGGATATTTAATTCCATTCTTAACGATGATTCTATTTTGTAAGGCTTTCTCAGGAGTCCAACTTACAAGGAACCTGCCTCTCTTATCAGGACTAAATACTACCTTAGTATCTTTCTCTCCATTCAACCAATGAAACGATCCTCTTGTTGTATGGTGATCTTGTATCAATGAATCATTGTAATCTATCTGCTGATATATCTTAGTAAGATTAAATAAAGAAGATTTACTTTCATCTCTAAAGGCATGAGACTCTGTTCTAGGAAACTGTCTATAAAATTCATTAAGTGCATCAGGGTCACTCTTTAAAGATGTGACCTCGTTCTCCCAATAGTTTACTGCACCAAAGTCAATCATCTCATCATCCACTCCTCTTATCGGTGTCTTAGGTGTTCTAAATACAGGACATCCATATCTATCTATAAAACCCTCCATGTTCCACTCCATAGGAATAAATAAAGAATACATACCACTCTTTGTCATACCATTGGAGTTTCTTTTCAATACATTAGAGTCTTCATATAGTTTTTTAAAAGTACCACCCCCTTTACTTAAGGCATTTGATGTAGATCCCATCATGCACTTTCCAATTATCTTACTACCCAACCTTAAACAAGTTTTAGTTACCCTCCAATTATTTAATATATTGTTAGGCTTTAGCCATTTACCACTCTCATCATGTACAAGTAGTAACAACTTCTCACCATCATAAGAGTTGTCATCAGTATTCTTCCAATCTATTGTAGTGTCAAGTCCTTGAATCTCCTCGTTATCTACATCATACATATTCTTTTTTGTAATCTTAGAGGCAGGAACCCTGTAGGCTAATTCAGTCTTTGGTTTGTCCATACCATCTTGAATAGGTTTAAAAAAGAAAGGCAAGTGATGAGATATAGGAACTACCTTATCGGTAAACATCTTCTTTGCATCTGCTCCCGTTTTAGACAAAATACCTACTCTTGAATCTCTTGCAATAGTTGCTGTATTGACAGCTTCTGCTGAACCCATGAATGAAAAACCTGAACGTCTTATCTTTAAGTATATCATTCCAAAGCATCTCTTATCAGCTTTACAAGCCTCCCAATATATAAAGAATATTCTATTAGCTTCTCTGTAGTCAGGATAACCTACATCAATCTTTGTCCACTGTAAATACATATAGTGTGCTCCTGTAATATAAGTAGGTGTTCCATTGTTTTTAAACCAATGTCCGTAATCTCTGCTGTCAAACTCTTCTTCAATGTAGTCTACCCACTTATCCTTAAAGTCTCTTGGCATTTCATTCCATTGAAATATAGAATTGATTCTGCTTAAACTACGATCATAATTTTTTCTTTCCCAATATTGTTCGCTTGTTTTTTTACTTCTTGAATACACTTTACTAGGAACAGAAGGAAGGGCTATATACAAACCACTAATACAAATAATCTCACCAATAGTTCCATTCTTAGAAATAATAACTACGTCATAATCTTTATTATATCCATAGTCCCACTTCTTTAGCTTGTTATAACGAGCTATTTTTTTAGCAGGGATATAATCCTTTACTACTCTGTATAAACTATTTTGATCTTCGCTCTGCAAATCCTTGTTTTGTGTCTGTTCGTTTTGTTCCTGTTCCTTCGTAATCTAATTTTTCTTTCTCTTCATCTATACGTTTTAATATATCAAACGCATCTATGATGGCTAGTTTCTTTGTAGCCGCAGCATTCTTTAATCTATCTGCAGCAAGCTCATCTTCAGGGTCAGGCTTTATTATTTCTTCTTGAGCAACTTTTATTAATTCTTTAACTGCTTTTTTTCCTGCCTCTATTATTTTTAGTTTGAGTTGATTTGATTCCATTGTTGTCATTTAATATTTTTTGCACCTGTCTTATAAAAGCATTTCTTTCTTCAAGACGTATCATAGCAATCTCTTTAATATATGATTCTCTTTCTTCATGCCATGTCTCACGTTCTCTTGTGGACCTTTCAGATATTTCCTCAATCTTTCTGAGCAACCAACGCTCACGTGTAATAGCATATAGAACCCATATACCTAACACTCCATACTGTGTTAATATCTCAAAAGTATCCATTCTATACTATAAATGTAATGTTATTTGTAAACATCCTATATAAAATCTCATCATCTACTCTAAACTCATATTCACTTTCAGGTTGAAATGAAATCTCATCTCCTTCTTTTACTCCTAACTTTATTAACTCTTCATTAATATATTTCACTGTTCCTATTAAAGGCTCATACTCACCCGGCTTATCTATAAAACTTTTCTTTACTGCAGATGGTTTTATAAAACAATTCCTTCCATGAGCTTTCCACTTGCCATTCTTTTTATACATATAGAACTGTTCGTCTTCAATAAAAAATAAATCATCCTTAAAAAAACTCCTACCACTTTGCCTCCTGCCTTTCATGTCGTTATAAAACTTAAAGACATTGTGATGAACAAGTAAAACATCTCCTTTCTCTATCTCTCCTTTATAATTTAAAGGAACAGACATTACTTCAGCCTCTCTATTAGAGAACTTAAAATCTTCTTCAGAGGTACTAGTAATAAACTCTAACCCTCCAATATCTTTAGTATTGTTATACCTCTTCCCTTTTATAGGACGAACTATAAACCTGTCAGGTGATTGCATTTAATTTTATTTAGTTATAAAAATAGTAGTTGTAACACCACTAACAAGTCCTAATCCGAACCAAAATAATTTTCGATCATAGAACTTCTTTTCATCTTTTATTATTACGTTGCTTAATCCTATTGTTTTAATGTAAGGATTAGAATGCTCTACCTTTACAACAGGCAATGGTTTTTTAAAAAACCCTTGCGACTTCATACCAACACTTACATTGGTTTGATTAAATATATTTAAGCTATCCAACACTACCCCAAATGGTTTGATGTGTCCACCTATATTAAAAAACTCTCTTGATATTTTAAATTGCTTAGGAGTAGTTAAATCTGCAATGTGCTGATTAGTATCTATATAAATTGTGTCACGTTGTGTAACAAGACTATCCTTAATAAAAGGGATGAATACACTGTCTAACTTAGTTACAGTTCTAACTCTTACTTGACTTTGTATATTCTTTAAATCAACATAGGCTACCAATCCATTTTTGATAGCCTGTTTTTGTGTTAATATTACTTGCTCTTGTTGAGCAATTAACTTACCGTTATTATCTTGTATAAGTTCAAACTCCTGTTCGTGTAGCTGAAACTTTTCAATTTGCTTTTCGTAGTCTTTGAGTTTATTATAATTTCTTATTGCAGAGCATCCGCTCATGCACAACAAGATAATTAATATCGCTATTATTATATTGCGTATAGTAAGTATGTCATCTTTATTTTTCTCCATCTTTAGGTAGAGCAATTAAAGAATCTTTAGATCGTAAGAACAACAAAGATACTGCTAGCCATCCACTCATCTCAGTGCTGTCTGCTTTCTCTGTGTAAATCATTACTAGGCAAAATGCCATAATTAACAACCCAATAATAGTTGTTACATAATTTGATATTATTCGTGTTTTCATAATTAAAAGTTTATATTATACTCTATTGATACCGGAACATCAGAAGTAAACTCTTTCCATAAAACTACTTCTTTGTTCTTTATTATCCAAATTTTAAACGAATGTTTAACCCTATCTAGCTGTATTAAATGAATGCGGTAAGATCCATTAAGCACTTCCTGCCCTACAAGATAATGCATGGCTCCCGACTTATAGTCAGGACCGATTGAAATCTTCCGTATATCCATCTTTTAAAATGTAGATATAGCTACTCTTTTCCATGTATTAGTAGCTACACAGATGTATAAGTGAGTGGCATCTGCAGCTATCATACCTGCTGTTCCTGTTGCTCCTGCACTTGCAGGTACAGCATTAGCATTAAATAATGTTAGTAGCTGAGTTGTGGTAAAGTTTTTGGTTGCATTAACAGGTGTTGCTCCAACTTCCGTTCCAATTAGTTTATCACTTAGGGTTGGGGTTCCTGCATTTGCGTATGATTCAATCTTTGACATTGGTTTCTTTTTTAGTCACCGTACCTGTTTGTAAATTAATAACAGAGTCGGATCCATATTTATCAATAAATTTTTTCTCTTCTGAACTAAACATAGCTTTGAGTCCATCAAGCTCACTTAACATTGAATGTCTTTTGATCTCAAGATCTCCTAAAGCTATTTTTAATTTATTAAACGAGTTGTTTAATTGTTGAAGTCGTTCAAGTTCTTCTTTATTTAATTTCATTGTATTATCTTTTTACAAAGATAACGAAATTTAATTATAATAAATCACTTTCTAAAAGAAGGGTATATGTAAAGCTATTACCATACAGTCTTGCTGAGGTATTACACAAAGCTAAAAAATCATTGTACTCATATATAGATTGAAAGACCTGACATCCTGCACTATATTTATCTACTGTGTCTTTCTCATGGTAAGGATGTGAACGATGAATGTTTATACCAAACATCCCCCACTCTTTTGTTGCATCATCATAGTCAAGTATCTTGTCCTTGTTGTCATCACGATATACCTCTACGTTTGCGAGTCTCTGACACAAGGCTTCGTATCTTGTTCTTCCATGACCATCAATCTTATATGTACTTCTATACTGATTAGGAACAAGTAGTGCTGTACCTTTTTTATTCATAGGGTTTTTTAACCAATACAATCCTGCATCAGTAGTGATAGTAAACTCATGGATAACCCAACTGTTATTTTTTTTGTATATAACAAGCATATAATCATCAAAGCTATTTGCTTCTTTGATTGGGCTTCTTACTCCTATTATATTTAAGTTGTAGTTTCCTTTGGTGAAGAATGCATATTTCTTTTCTGCAAATACTTCTTGTACCTTGGCTAAGGTAATCTTATCAATTAAAGTCATATTATCTTTTAAGTTCGTAAAGCCTTTCCTCCATTTGATTGAGACGTTCTTTTATCTCAATTATTTCTTCTTTGATATATTGCATATTGGCATCCATATGGATGATTGTTTCTCGTACAATCTTATCATTATTTTGTTTGGGGAGAGTCTTTGCCTCTTCTATCTGTGCATCTAGGTGATACCATACGCCTGCAATAAAAAAAACTGTTGTTACTAAAGTTATAAAATTTCCAATAGTAAATGTTAGTTTTGTTTTTTCTGATAGAATCATGACATAAAAATTGTCTATTAATTAATTATCACAAATATACAAAAAAAATATTTACGGCATTGGTTCACTCCATTCAGCGGTAGCCATTAAATCTAAACATTCTTGATGAGTATATAATCCATCAGGTATGATTGTTCCATCTGCAATAAAGGTAGGTTCAGAGCTCCACTTTAATACAAATTGAGTAGGTGGGGTTAAAATATTTTTTCTAACCGTATCTTGTGAAGTTTCTCCTACTTGAGAAAAATCTACTTTTGGTAAATCATCAATACTAATTGTAGCGTATGTCAGATTATTTATTTTTAAATCACTTGTTTTCATTTTTTTATTTTAAGTTGGTACGTCTGTGCTTCTCACCACACCGTTTGTTAGAGTTCCATTGTTACCAAGTGAACCACTATCTATTGCAGTTGTTCCACTTCCTTCCTCAAACCTCCACCAAGTTAAAGGGGAAAGACTTGATAAATCATTAGGTGTTCCGCTATTATATATACTTGATGCATTTACGCTTTGGTCACTATCCCAAAAAGCAACCTCATCAATGTTACCTTGAAATTCATACCCACCTGCTCTCCCTATAGTAACAATTATATTTGGAGATAAAGCAAGTGAATTTTGTCCAATATTTACATTAGTATTTATGACCTCTGTTCCGTCTAAATACATTTTTAAATCAAAGGTATTGTTTCCATTATTCTTAGCAGAATACAAAACGTGATGCCAATTAGTATCAAAAGTTGTAGTAAATGATGCTCTCCAATTATCATTAATGCTTACTCGTAAAATATTATTTATAAATAACAATCCCAAACCTCTACCATAAGCAAAATTTGTATTTCCAAAATTAAACGGACTTTCTATTCTTGAAGATGTTCTTTTATACCATAAACTAACAGTTTGGTCTCCTGCATAAGAAGAGCCTAAATGCGCACCTAAAGTTGTTCCACAGTCCACATAGTCATCAACTCCGTCAAAGTCAAGTGATTTCGTATTTGAAAAACTTGCTGTTGCCGTTGGCCTTGCTATAATTCCGTGTGTTGCTAAGTGCATAATTTATGTCGTTATATCTCCTGCCAAATACCACTCATCAGTACCACGCTTTATTAAACTACCCATTGCATATTGAGCCGAAAGTTTTGTTTTACCACCACTTGAACGTAATGTCACACCACTACCAGCAACTACTGTTGTTTGCCCAGCACCTAATTGACTAATCAATATTTGAGTACCAACTGGAAAAGCAACGCTACTATTTGGTGGTATAGTCAAATTGTTAGCACTTCCGTTTTCCATTTCTACTAATCTATTAGCATCAGCTAAAACCAAAGTGTAACTAGCACCTTCTTTATTAAGTTCAATTTGTCTTAATTCTGTACCAGTTAAATATTTAGAATCATAACCGCCAGAGCCGTCAGATTTACTAATTATAAATAAATCAGTATCTTCTAAAAAAGTACCTTTATTTGTTAATTCGCTTATTTTAACTTCTGCCATAATTGTAATATGTTTTTATACTCTGGTTTTTTATCACAAAACTTTTTTAATTTAATTAAGTTTTGATTCTTTATCTTATAAACTGTTCTTTTCTTCATTTTTTATATATACCAATTTGTATTATTTACGTCTGTACTTGGGTACATATCTTCACTACTATTTGAGTTATATTCTGGAAATAAATTTGAGTTACTGCAAATGTAATCTACAAATCTTTGAGTGTAATGTTCAGCAATTCTCTGCTCACTTGCAACCAAATTATTTATTTCTTCACTACTTGCCGTAACACTATTCTCAGCACTATGTTTATATACTCCCTTATTACTAATTGTAAAACTTGCATAATGCAAAAATTCTACCATAGCATAATGTATTAGCATTGGTTTTAGATATTTTGTTACTAAGGTCAAATAATTACCAGCTAAAGTACCAGCAATAATATCCGCTTGTATCTTCTCTAATAAATCTGTGCCAATATAATTCTGTATATGAGTGTCTTGTGCAATCTTAATGTGTTGAATAAATTTTGACGTATCTACGTTTCCATTCATTGAAGTGAATCGTACTATGTCTTTCCTGGAAATAATTAATGCCTCTGCCATTATTGAAATCTTTTATTATTTGGGTGGTAACCTCTACCAGGGTTGGTACTGGTTTTTGGTATATCTATTGGTGCAATTTGTGCCTCTTTCCAGCCATTTGGGTTTACTATATAAGGTAACTCGCCTACAATTTCAGAACTTGCTAAGCTTTTATCTTTATAAAAACTTCCGTCAGTTTTCTTCTTTAATCTGTAAAGATTTTCTGCCCAAAAATGATAGCAATTTGGCCCACCTTTGTACTTGAATAAACTATAATTTTGACCTTTATGTCCGAACTTATTGTTAACACCTTGAAAAGATGCCATGTCTATATCTTCTTTTCTATAACGTACACCTTTATCTGTCCTTTTCATCATATGCTGACAAAAATCTCTGCTTTTTCCAGTTTTAGATCCTTTCTTTATTTCCTCATATGAATATCTAACTTTATAAATATCCTTATCTAAAAAAGATTTTCTATTTGGATAACTTGTAATGTAATCTTTTAACTTAGTTAAATTACTTTTTTTTCTTCTTATAACTCTATTCGCCCAATCATCAATGCTTTCGTTTTCTTCATTGAAAACTCTCTTGTCTACTAATTCCCATTCTTGCTCGTCTATGATTTCTCCGTCTAAATTATCTATTAAACTTTTTTTAGTTTCATCATTTAAGACTAATGAATTTAATTCTGTTTCAATTCCTGTTTCTTCTTCAATCACTTCTTCATCTTCGACACCTTCTAAATCTTTAAAATCTAAGGGTTGTAATGTTTTGAAATATAATTTTAATGATACATCATTGAATGCTAAAATTTTATCTAAAGCATCTATTAAAACATTTTGAATTGGTTTTACAACCATATTGTCAAAAAGTATTGATGAATCTTTCAACTCGTCTGCGTTACTTGAAAAACCATTTTTACTTGCTATGCCAAATAATAGTGGCGAGGTAACATTATGAGCAACCATAATTTTACGCATACACTCGTCAGCTAAGTATTGGTAATGTTCTGGAGCATTATTTAATTGAATGTCATCAACAGTTGTCTTGCTTGTTTCATCACTATTAAAAGAAACAATGACTTTCTGCCCATTTGAGCCAGTTAATTTATTCATCACTTTTGAACTAACGATTTCTTGTTGTTCCTCTGTTGGAATTCCATTATTAAAGTTAACCACCTTTGTAGAACTAAATGAGTTCTGTACATCATTAATTAAGTACTCGCTTATTTCTTCTTCAAGTGTACAATATGATAAGCCACCGACATAATCAACACATGAGTAATATTTCATTCCAGGTGTATAATTGTTGAAATATAATATTTCTATTTTTTCACTACTATACCCAAATGCTGGAATTCTTTTTGGTGGAAATTTTTTTACATTTTCCCAATTATCCGAATAATAATATCCTTCAATTTCTCCGTTTTCATTACACTTTTCAGCACCTAATAATTGAACTGGTATATGCAAAGCTTTAATAATCTTTTTTCTATCTTTTGAGTAATGTATTTGAAATGCACCTTGTCCGAGCATCTTAAAATCTAATATTACTTTTTTTAAATCTTCTGGAGAAAATAGACTAATGCTTTGAGCATACTCATTTGGCTTTTTACTCGCATCTAAGGCACTTAATCCTTTTCCATAAACCAACCTACAAATGTTATTTATTATTGCGTTATTCGTAGTTGAATTTTTATAGTTATTTATAAGGAATTCAAAATAATCGTTGTTTTTTCCATATAAAACCCAATCTCGTCTTTTATCTTCTACAATTTGTGGTACTTCATAAGCACTTAAATTTAATATGTGTGAGTTATTATTCATAAATTATAAATTCATTTGTTGATGCATTCGATTGATATACATTTTCATTAACATTAAAGTTAGCAATAACTTGATTAGTTACAAAAATTCTATCTCTATAAACTATGTCTGTGCCATTTTTAACCAATAGACGATAAAACCTATCCTCAACTAAATTAAACACAGGAGATGCTATGTGAAACGTCGCAGTAATTGATTCATAATAATCATTAGAGGAACTACTGCTAATTGTAATTTGTGTTTCTACATTTGTACTCTCATCTTTTATAAATAATCCGTCATAAGTTTTACTTCTAGGAATAAATTTAAATGATTGTGGGTTTGTATCTACTTTTAATATTATCATACTTATATAACGCTAAAATTCAAATTTGTTAGAAATATAAGACTAAAATAAATTTTAGATCACAGAAAAAAAGGCCGTATAAATACGACCTTCTTTGAGTAATACAAATTATAAAATTTGATAAAGAAAACTCCTATGAAGTAACTATATTACAAACTCCAGTGCCACCAGCACCATTTTGTAATAAAAGTTTCAATTCAGTTTCATTAGTACAGTTAATAAAGTTCGCTGGTAACTCTTCCATTGCAGTAAATGTGAGCGAGTAGCCGTTAAAGTCTCCAAGTGCGCTACCGCTAGATATGTTTCCAGCAGATACATCACAACCCTGGTCTAATCCCATTAAAAAGAATTGGTCTCCTCTTGCGTGTACAATAATTCTTGGTCTTCCGTAAGAAATTAGTTTTACGTTTTTAGTAGATTTAACGTCTTGTCTTTTTAATTGAACAGTTAATGTTTGTTCGAAAAATGTAGTGCCATTTTCTCTCGAGGAATTTATCGTTTGCTCAAAAGAATTATTGCCCTTTAATTCAAACTTAAATGCTGAAAATGTAATGCCGTCAGATTGAATAGCTACAATTTGGTCTGTATTATCAACAGTTCCATATTGAGCAAGTGCATCCATGTCTAAATCGCCATAGTTTATTAAGTATATTGCATGAAGTCCAGAAACTGCATCCTTGCATTGCTCCGTTCTTCCGCCAATTATATCACAACTCATGTTTTGTGGTTTTAAAAATTTAAAAATAAGAGGGGTTTTGACACCCCTCAATTAATTAGTCTTATGCGTAGATTACTACGTCTGAGTTAATACCCATTTCAACGCTACCAGTAAATCTCATGATAACGCGAACATTTTGTGAGCCGTCAAGTTCTGCCATGTCTAAAACTCTAACCTCGTTATGGTCTGAAAGCAAACCAGTGCCGAAAAATAAGTTAGATTTTTGAGCAGCCATCATTGATGATGCTGGTAAGCCTTGTGCTACTACAACTGGAATTCCGTCAAAAGAAAGTGCTCCGTTAGTGTACCAGCTTGTTCCTTTATTATCAACACCATTTGCACCGATAGTTGCAACAAACCCACCTAATGCACGAATGTATGCTCTTGCTACATTTGGTGCTACGTAGATATGTAAATCTTCTTTTCCGTACACGCTTTGCGGTATAGCGTCAACCACCTTGCCTAATTCCGTTATCACGTTCGTAGCCGTGATACCAGTACCAGTAACTGCAACACAACCAGAACCACCAGCGGTAGCTTTGTAATAGAATCCGTCAAATTCTCCAGCCGTTCCAGTTTGACCTGCCCAGATAGTGTTTTCAACTTGAGCAGCCACTTTTGCAGCCGTATGTGCAATAATGAAATCTGAAAGACTTGGTGCAAGATTATCAAATGCGCTAAAACCCATTTGTTCTGCCTCCCAAGAATTTACTAAGTCTTTTTTACAAACATCATAGTTAACCTGGAATTCCTCTGGCTCAATGATTTTTTCTGTTAGTGTTAAAGTACCAGATGCTGTATAGTCACAAGTTGCGTTTGCAACAATGTTTCCTAATGCACCTACTTGTAAAACTTGCTTATATTTTACGTTTGGTAATACTGTGATTAGACCTTTGTCTAATGTTTGAGCTGAAAGTAAGGCCGCAGAAATATATTTTCCAGCGAACTCCCCAGCATAAGTTGATGTTAAAGATACACCCATTTTTTTTAGTTTTTAATTATTAATTTATTTACTTAATCGATTCATTACTCTGTCAAGAGTAGTTTCTGTTCTGTTTTGAGAAAATTTAAAGCCTTCAATTTCTTTTTTGTTTTCTGGATTATGTACAATTGGCTCAATTTTTTCTTCTTCTTTTAATTCAATCACTTCTTCTTTTTCCTCTTTTTTATCTTCTTCTTGTGGTTGAATTTTTAATTTAAGTTCTTCAATTTCTTTTTTAAGCTTTTCTATTTCCTCAAAATGAAATTCTTTAGTAACTGTCTCAACTACTTTTTTTGGAGTTTCTGCCTCTTGTTCAACATACTCCTCTTTTTCTTCTTCTTTCTCAATTACTTCCTCTTTTTCTTCTTTTTCCTCTTTTCCTTTTACCATATCAATTATGCCCTCTTCTTTGACTACAATCATTCTGCCGTCCTCAAGTTCATATTCGCCAACAGGCATTGCAACTTTTCCGTCTTCTGCGATTATTGAGATGTTATCTCCTTCTTCGAATTTTTCAGACTCAACAATTGTAAGTCCGTCTTCTAACTTCATTTGAGCAAGATTTACTTCTGTTTGCTCTAAACCTAATAAGGTTTTTATTTTTGATATGATATCAGTATTTTTTTCCATAATTATAATTTTACAACTATATAACGCTTAATTTTTATTTTGTTAGATTTTCATTAAACTTTTCCAATGCCTTGTGCGTGTAAACTACCATTACAACAATCCTTATGGTATGTATTATCTTCACACAAACAACCCCTATTGCCACCTTTTGGCGAGGTTTTACTTGGTGTTCTATTTTTGTCCTTTATTTGTTTTTTCTTTTTTTTCATGATCTAAAATTAAATTTTTTAATTCCTCTATGATTTTTTTATTTAAATCTTCTTTTACTTCACTTAACTTTTCCAGCTTTTTAAGTTTACTTTCAGACCAACGCAAACCAGCTAAACCACCCCAAAGCAAATAGCTAATATTTCCACAATCATTTGTGTCAGCTTTATCATAATAAGTTTTGGCTCTACTTAAATACGAGTACATTCTTTTTATTGTGTCTACATTCAAGGCACGCCCTTTTGACAAGTCAGCCCCTCTATTTTTTCCAACAAGAGTAGCACATTTATTGCCATTCTTTTTGTTTAATTCCATTCCTCTTTTAGCATTATTTTTTACTGCATCTGGGTAATCTGCATATGATTCCAGGTCAGTAGAGTTTTTTATTGGAACGCAATTAGGTACTTTCTTTCCGTCTTTCATTTTAAAACCTACTTGCTCATATCCGTCCCAACAAGGTTTTTTAAAATTCACAGTTGGTATTTCTTCACTTAATGAATGCTCTTTGCAAGGCATAAACCAAACTTTTCCCTCAAATTCGTGTTCGTGATAACTTTCGCAACCTACTTCTTTAGCAACTTCTAATGCTTTTTCCTTTGTGCTATAAGCATTTCTATCATCTATGATTGCAATATCTTCATCTACTACAATAGATTTTAATTCTTGTTTTAAATTTGATTTCTCACTAAAGTAGCCTTCTATGGAAAAGCCTTTAATTTCTCCAGCTTTTACTTTCTGCCAGACTTCTTCGTTGTCCACCTTCATAGTAATAAACCATGTGCCTTTTTCTGCTTTAAAACCATATAAAGAACTTTTATCTTTTTTTGAATCTTCTACAAGCCAACTTTCGACAACACTCATTCCTTCAATTTTTGATTCGTGTTCTATCGTAGCATTATTTTGGTTTGATTCTTTTAAGAATAATTGACTGGCTTTACGTACAGTTTTCTCACTAAAATAAATATAATAATCTTCTTTAGTATCTTCATTACGCCTAAAAATCTGCTTATTTGGTATCAAAGCTGGCCCCATTAAAAGCCTTTTTTCTTCATTAATAGTTTTTAATTCTACTTCATGTTTTTTTAAAGCAATCCAGTCTTCTTCTATTGCTGGGTTTTCAACTACTGAAACGGCTTGTATTCCAGCTTGTTCTTCTTCTTCGTTTAATATTAATTCGATAATTTTCATATTTATATAACGCTTTTAATTTAAATTGTTGCATTTTCAATCTTATTTCTATCTAAACTCTGTGCCGTTGTAATATCTCCAGACACAACATATGCCTGAGTTGGTTGCATTTGTAATTGTGCTAATTGATTCACACCACTATCGCCAACTACGTTAAAGTTTGGTTGAGGTGCTGAGCCACCAGCATTTGCACTTGGCGTTTCAATATTTCCACTACTTCCAGAACTTTTAAATTGTTGTTTCGCTATGGTTGCAATTTGTGCAATTCCTGTGATTCCAACTACCGCTGCATTTGCAAATCTTAAAGATTGAGTAGGTGTAACATCAGTTGTTTCTGCCATAGCCTTCATAATACCTTGTGCCGTACTAATAACCGCTTGAGCAATTCCTACGGCTTTATTCACATTAAATGCCCTTCTTGCACTCTTTTCATTATCATCAGCCAAAGCATTTACCAAATCACCAATAGCACCCAAACCAGCATGAGCAATATCTAATTGTTGCATCATACTTACTCGTTTTCTTTCTACTTGTTCTTTGTCTTTATCTTCTTCTTCTTTTCTGTACTTATCATTTATTTTTGCAAGTTCTTCATTTAAACTTTTTTGTAATTCAGTTTCGAGTATTGCATTTCCTTGAGCAAGTTCAAATTTAGCCTCATAACCTTCTATTAATTTAGTTATTTCTTTTTCCTCTTCTGTTTCTCTTAATTCACTCAATAACCTAAATTGTTCATCTTGTTTATCAAAATCAATCTTGTCATATTTTGCATTAACATCAGCAATTTTTTTTCTGGAAACTTCGCCCATTGCAACAGACCTATCGGAAAATTCTTTTAACGTCATTTCTC